TTGGCATTCAACCCAGCCTCATCGGCAGTGCGTTTCGTTTGATTGTAGTTTTCCATAGCTTGTTGCATTTTTTTATATAATTTGGCTTCTTATAATGATTTTGGGGGCCTTATATACTCATTTTTTTTGTTAAAAATCCAATCTGGATTCAGGAACATCATTTTTAGGCAAGTATAAACTTGCTTAAAAGAATAATAAATGAGTACTTTAAAAAATGTGTGGGACCAGTTGAAAGTTGAGAACGTTGATAGGGGAGGATTAAAAGTATTCCTACAGTTATTAAGTATAACATTAAATGATAATGAAATTAACGAAATATTTACAATGTTGGACATAGAGAAGACTGGACAAATAACGTACAATGATATTCGAATTTTTTTAAAGATGACTAAAGTGTATGACAAAAGTAAATATCCTAAATTAGCTGTTCCACGACGCAGTTCCTACAAAATACACCCGGAATAAAAATGACTATATATATGAACGTTTGTTAATAAAATGTCCCAACTACAGCACGAACGATTCTACTCCCTTGACGATCAAAATATAAATGAACCGGAACAACGATCAAGAGCATGGTTTGAACGAAGAAAGGGAAAATTGTCTGGAAGTAAGTTGAGTCAATTCCTTTTTTGTGATTCCGATGACGATCGTGTTCGCATGTATGAAGAGATATGGGAAGGAAGGAAAAAACCACCCTTCCCTGAGGAAGCTAAAAAGTACATGAAATGGGGTACAGAAAACGAAGATACTGCAATGGAGACATTGTTGGACCATATGCCTAACATTATTACTATGGAGGCTCCCATGGTGCAACATACTTCAGTAAAGTATTTAGCTGCATCTCCTGATGGTTTTTTTGAAGACACTACGACCGGGAGCAAAGGTATTGTTGAAATTAAGTGCCCCGGTAAAAGAAAAAAAGCAAACGCAAAGGTTACCTATTATTACGTGCCGCAAATGTATTTGGAAATGGCATGTTCTGGAAAAAAGCAAGCTCTTTTCTGCTCGTGGGGACTGGACTGTTGCCGTGCGTGGATGTTACAATGGGACGAAGAAATGTGGGCTAGCTTGTGTCACATGTTCGACGTTTTCAGACGCACAAAAGATCCACAAAACACTGCTACGTGGGAAGATTTTGTGTTAGCACAGTACAATCTGAAAAAACAATGTTTACGTTGTGTGGACAATGCTACATCACTTTGTGGCTCCTCCGACGGCTGGCCTACTACCACAGAGTAGTTCCCACCCATCTCCATAATCATTTGCTACCTTTTTACCTAATTCAAAGTAAGAAGTTGTTTTGGTCTGTGTTGATGCATCTTTATACAACGGTTCAAAAAATAGCAAGGGCCATACGCTGGGAAAGTATCCAATGTAAGGATTATGTTTAGGGAGTAGAGTAGCGTCAAAATTAATATTTTCTAACTTAAGTTCTTGAGTTAATGCATAAGCTGACATTATATTATAAATTATTTTTTATTTATACTTATTCAATTCTCAAACGCTTCGCTCTTTGTTGGTTGTTTAATCCATCAAAATCGAAGTCTTGATACGTATCAATGTATGTGTCATTTTCTCCAGGATTATGACGCTCCTTGATTTGATTGATAACGTCAGTTGGATAATTGATTCTATGCTCTTCATCAAACGATACAATAGTTTCTTCGACCAACTCATGATTAAATCGTTGGTAAAAGTTTGCCAATTTGTTTCCAGGTACTTTCAACTTTTTTGCATGCTGTACACATCCCCAACAATCAAAGTCTGTCTTCAATACTGATCCTTTGTGTTTTTCTTCTTCTTTCAACTGATATCCCGGGTGTTGGCGAAGGTTTTGTGAAGCTTTTGTTTTAAACAGTGGATTTTTTCGCTTTAATTCTTTTGTCGTGGCAGGTCTCTGCTGTATTACTTTAAACACGCTGGGATATTGTATAACCGCATTAATTCTTGTTGGGCAACCAAAAATGATCTTTTTTGGTTTTGTGTGCCTATGTCTCGTATTTGCAACCGCCGTCACAATGGGATCATTGTCAACATTTCTTCGCAACTTATCAAATAATTGTATGTTGAAGTAAGCATCACTATCTTCACGCATGCCATCATTTACACGAGTACTGCTTCGCCCCGGTTCCCTTTCCGGTTTGGTATCGTTATACAATCGCATTGATATATCAACTATGGCGGTTGCGTGCACCATTGGGTACATAGGGAAACTTTTTTTCTTTAACTTTTTCAGTACCGCCTTGATGTTGTGCTCCGATGGTCTACCTTCATGATTTGGTATGGCTTGTTGGATACATTGAAGCAGTTTGAGACCAGTTTTATTAATTTTGATGTAGTCATAATTAACTGATTGCGTACCGTCTTCCAGCATAGATTTCTCGTATTTATTACCGCCTGCTGCATTCCATAGCTTCCAAACCGCTTTAATAATCTTCGTTTCGCTAGGATTGTATACTTCGTTTGCCAAAATAGTAAAGCAAAATATTGCTATCTCCTCCGTACAGTACAGGTAAGGTTCAACATCCAACAAAGTAGCTGGGTCAAATGGTTCCCCAGCATGTATGCCACCCTGAAAGTTGTAAACGGTATCCAAAGCATTACACATTGTAAATATTTGGCAGAGAATATCGTACCGCTCTTTAAATCGTGTAGTTGTTTCAACTTTTTGCCCGCGTAGTGATCGAGCTACTTGTTCATAAACAAAATCGGACACATCAAGTGTTGGATATTTTATGGTACCAATAAACATTAGTTTGTAAAGCAGCATCATTTGGAACTGCTCAAGGTGAAGGTTGTGCAAGGTACGATTCAGATCATCTTTTCCAATGTCTTGCCATGCTTTCTCACCTCGCATGCACATATCAATAGTTTTGTTCTTTCTTTCAACCTTTTCAAACTCTCCCCAAAAGAATCGTGTGCTCATCGCTTCACTAGCCGCAGACGGGTCGTCATTGGTTGCTCCAAAATAGGTACCAATAGCTTGTGAAATTGTTGTCTTGTTGTCACGTTTTTCAGTTTCTTCATCCTTAACAAATGTATTACACCTGGTGATTTGAGACGTTAACTTCTCTTTAAATGCAGCTTCTTGTTCCTTGTCACCATCCTTGCCATTGTTACTCATAAATAACCCAGCCGGGGCTTCGTTGAATACTGTGATAATATCATTTTGATCTTTTTCCACTGCATTAGCTCGCTTTGTTTGATACGTAAGTTCGCTAATAGTGCCAGAGATAGACATTTGTTTCATCTTCTCAAACAGGTACGATTTAGAAGTCGCCCCCTCGCCCGTAAAGATCGCATTGAAATGTAAGTTCAGTTGTTGCCTGAATGTATCATACTTTGCGTGCTGCAGCAGCATTAAGGTTGGATGACCAGTACTCACTTGCAAATCTTCATCAAAGAAATTTAACTTTTGCGCAATAGCATTCAAGAACACGCTGCCGTCTGGATCTGACTTCTTTTTCAAAATTTTCATTTGTGGCTTGTACACATTGTTAAACCAGTGGATCATGCTCTGTACTGGCTCGGAAACGTTAGCATTGACATCCTTCACCACATTTGTGATGAATTCATCCATCATCTCTTCTTGAAATGCACGTCGATTTTCAGTATGATACTCTTCAAGTAGTTCTTGTTTGTACTTCATCATATCCAACGTATCCAAACTATATTTGTCTGCCAACAGGGTTTTTGTGCCTGGATCTTTCTTCATATCAGTTAGAACGTCGGTAAACCAAACATCAGATAATTCTTTCTTTGGTTTGTACTTATGCTTGTATCGTAGAAACTTCTTTATGCCATTTGTGGCCCAGTGTGGTTCATCAGAGTTTGTATCAACATACGATATAACGAATACTTTACGTATCATTGGTTCAATGTATTGCTTGTACGTCAAAGTGTCGTACACAAAAGTATTAGATCCATCGTTGTTATTTTGCAAATCATAATGACGGGCAACGTCAATCAGTGGTTGTCCATCAACTTTTTTCATCCTGTGAATATGATTCGGAATGGTGACCTTTGTCTGAACACCTATCCCCATATCATTAACATCGATAGATTCAACTTCGCAACTGGGCAAACGCACCTTTTCGAAGAAATAGGATGGTAAATATTTTTTCTTCATGATTAACTCTTCCACTGTCAATTGTTCTGGATGACAACGCAATACCAATTTTTCGTTTGGAAACTGAAATTGACCAGATGCCCCGTCCGTGTAATTCGTAATATCGTTTTGAGGGAAAATGTTTTCGTTCATCGATCCAAAATTGTACGTGAATCCTTGAGAATCAATACTAAAAATAGCGGCAGGACCCATTGGACAATCTCTACTCTTCAATGTATCATGAACGTCTTCGCAATTTTTCAAATTGGACTCATTGTTTGAATAGGTACTGATCACATTTAGATAATCTGGTAGCGATTTAACTTTCATCCACGTTTGGTGAGATGCTAATTTTACCTCTGTCTTTGGATTTTTCCTCTGTAAATCAGAATACAACTTATCGTTGTTCATGATAACAGAAATACAATTAGCATGAGGTTCTGATGCTACCCTATTTGAAAATAACCATATACGCACTCCTATGGAAATACCATTGCGTTGAACGGTTTCAAGAAAGCATACACACTTTGCACTTTTAGTATCTTTCCCACTTGAGCAAATAGATTGTACTAGCTTCAGATAAAACAATAACGCATCTTTCATTGCCTGGGCTTTTCCCGTTTGTTTAAAATCACAGAAAGAACTCGCGCCAGCACGCAATGCACTGTACGGAAAGTTGAAAACCATGTACGTGAAGGCGTCGTCATTGTCATATGTTGCTCGCACCTCAATGTCTTTGATGCAACTGTATGGATTCAGCTGCCATACTTTTTGACCGTGAAATTTTCTTAAAGTGTCATCCATTTTAAACGTTTGGTTGAACTTATATATGACACTTTAAACTCTTTTATATACTCTAAGTTTTTTATCTTTTAGTGTATGTTTCGAACAATTTGATGTTCGTGCGAGTTTGTACACTGAAGGTGTGTGTGTTAAGATAGATGCCAAGTAAAAAACAAGTTCAGGAACTGGAAAGTTGCTAGCAGGAAGTTAGCATTAGTGGATTTTTTTAAAAAATATTTTTAGCAGGTTTTATGACGTATATATACTCAGTATATTCTATTAAAAAAGGGTGTTTAGTATGAAATACCGTAAGAGTGCTATCACCATTCTATCTAAAGGTAGAAAAATTGATGTTGTGAACGCTAAGAAGCTAGAGACTACGATATGGCGCTATGGAAAATCGGTTCATCCTAGGCTTATCAGACTATTACTTCAGCATAAGGACATTACTGTTGCAGACGCCTATAAAATTTTGGCAAGAGATATAACTATTGATAAAATTATAGAGAATGAAGAAGATCAATATGTCGTTGAAGGGGAGGTAAATTGTCGTAAGTGCGGCAGTAAAAAGGTAACAAAGCAAGAGTTACAGACCAGGGGTATGGACGAAGCAACTACTACGTTCTACCGCTGTGTAAAGTGTAAATTAAGATGGAAAAATTAATTAAATATCCTCTTCGTTAATATTAATTGTACCAAAATCACTCTCTGTATCTACAAATGCATCCTCTTCCTCTGGTATTACCATCTCAACATACCCCCTACCGCGTAAACATTCTGCTATCATATCAAATAACCGAACTCTTATTTTTCGAGGCGGTTTACATTCCTTCTTCCGATTCGATCTATCGAGCTCAAATATTTCTCGTTCTTCAGATGGATTTTCTTTTTTAATTACCTTTAGCATTTTTTATTGAATATAAATACTGCATTTATACTCCATAACAAGATGAAAATCGTCAGTATTGATATTGGAGTAAGTATATAATAAACTGTATAGTAAAAATAACCTTAACTAACATAAATTAATAGACCCGTAATCTTGGACTCGCTATTTACAAGAATGGTAATTTAACTCATTTCAATTGCTATTGTCTTTTCGACTATGTGAAGAAGAAAAAAGAGCGTACAGATTACACGCTTATGACCTATAATTTCATTCAGAGTCACCCGGAGATATTCAAGAATATGGATAAATTGCTGTTGGAGAACCAGATGCAAAGTCGGATGCGCGTGATACAAACCAGCTTTAGATGCTTTTTTTACAAGAAGGCCGTAAAGATATCACCATTAGCTGTCCACAACCATTTCAAGAGCGGTAAAGGCAAACACAGTAAGAATAAAAAAGCGGCTGTCAAATTAGTTGAACAATTCTTAAGTGGTAGTCAAATGGAAAAACTAAAGAAGCATCCCAAAACCGATGATATTTCAGACGCTATTATACAAATATATTATTATCTTCAGAAGCATAGTAAGTGATTTTAAGCAGTTTGGTCTAGCTTTTAAGCAGGTTGAATAGGTTTAAAGCAAGTTTTATGTAGTGTATGGAGAAAGTAAAAATTGATTTCCCAATACCACTATAGTAATATCATTGAATCCATACTATAGCCACGGTCATAGTGGGAAACCAAAAAAAAAATATTCTGAAAATATATAAAAAACTTGCTTAAAAGATGAAAAAGATTATATAAAGCATATGTACATATTTACAAATGGGCGTGAGGGAATCCAAACCAAAATATAACAGATCTAGAGCAGAACGCTCTATTACTCCACAGTACAACCAAATACCACAAGTACCGATTGCTCCTTCACGCGTTGTTGAACAACCGTTGTATGACAGTCAAAAAACGTTTCCCATACAGCCCACACAACCCATAATTTACCAACCAGATCCCAATGAATATCTTGATGTCATTGGCAGTGACTCTGGCAATATGACTGTATTCAGCTGGATAACACAATTAAGTACCTGTTGTTCTTCCTTGTGCACGTTGATTGTTTTGATTAGCTTCGTTGTTTGGATGTTCTTAAACAGAAGCATCAATACTCTTCCTTGAGTTGAAGCAAATTGGTAAATAATTCTAACCGTTTCATTAAGTCTTCACATAGTACATCTATTTTTTTATTATCGTAACCAGCATCAAATGTTCTAAATCTAGATACGTAACCCTGTCTGTGTGCTTCTTTCTTAATTTCTGCCTGATCAATTGCGCCTTTCAATTTATTTAAGCCATCTCGTACTGCCATCATAGCTTCGTACGCTGGGTGGTCTGATTTCATGCCTCTGTACGTCTTTAACATTCCACTGATGCTCTTTACCATGTGTATGTCTTTGATTGTGTCATTTGCGTTTGAATTGAAGACATAATCTAATGCATTGTTGGTAGCTCTACCTAGTATATTGCGTCCAACAAAATAAGCCGCTACACTACTGCCGCCGTAAATAAGAAGTTGTGCCATTATATTGTATGTGTAAATATATATAAATATCCTTTTTCACTTGTTGGTTCTAAGTTTTTTTTCAATTGGTTCCCTTCGACTATCACTGCTGTTGGTTTCTCTCCAAATACCATCAATACTGAATCTGAAAAAGCTTTATAAACCATTATAACAACAGTTGAAGGGTTTGCCTTACAAGTTGAAACGATACCTTGTAGAAAGCGATTTGTATTCTTTTCTGCTATTGCTGCCTGTATTTGTTCATACGTTAAATTTATATCTTTTATTTTAAATGTAGACTTTGGTTGTGTTTGTAATATTTTATTCATTTAGTATTTAAATTTAGGAGTTAAATACTCCCTTACTGCTCTCGCTCCGCTCTCAAATAATTTCATGGATGACTTTGGGTTCATATGTATGAATGACGTAAACTCGCCATCCGCCGGCGACAGTATTCTAACAGTTAAATCGTTGAAAACAAATTCACCACAGTTATCATGTGTAATTTCCTCGTAGGTTTTATTTACCAATTTTCCTAGTCTGCTAAGGTCGTTCTCCATTGTTTGTAACATAACGTCAGACATGGATCTTACAGCACTGTTAATAATGGGGTAACCGGTGGTGGGCACACACATTTTCATGAAAACTTTGTAATTGTTTACAGGGAAACACATAACAACATCAACGTGTTTCTTTCCTTGTGTTTTCTTTACCCAATCTTCAATCTCCCTTATTGGAAACATGTGACGCATACCACCGTCTTCGTACTGATAGCCATCGATTTTAACATTCGGTAAAATTACTGGCACGGCAGCAGAAGCTAGCATAGCCGTTTTCATATCATTTTCATCCTTTGAAGCAAAAGATTCATATCTACACAAGGTTTTGTTGTAAGCCCCAACGCTAAATGGACGCTTTACATTACTTGTATTAAAATGTTTGTCAATTAAGTTTGACATAGCGGTATTTTGGAATACGCTATCGTGAAACATAAGGGCATCTAGCATATTTATTATTTGACCACCGTAGACCCATGAGTCAACGACGTGGAACCCACCGGTAAGAAATATATCCTTCAACTCTTTAATCATTTTGGAAAATGTTGGTGGCGTTGTTTGTGCGACCATACCGGCGGTCAACGCTCCAGCTGAAATACCTGCGCATTCGTCCCACCTAATTTCCAGCTCACCTTTCATTTCATGTAACTCGTCTAAAATACCAACTAGAACACACCCTCTATCTCCGCCACCACTTAGTGCCAAAAAGCTTTTCATTTACGTTGAATAATCCACTCATTTATACCTTCCTTTTACAGATACTATATATAGAGAAATTGATACTTTCAACATGAGATTTTTTTATTTATTCTTGTTAAATTTATACATCGCATCTGCACAAAATGCAACAGTATCCATGCATCTTGAAAACGGTAGCTTCGACGAGCAAACGTTTGGAAAGGATGGTGTCGTCTTATTTTACAACTATGAATCAGAACTTATCTTAGGAAACTATTTAATAGTAGCAGATAAATTTAAAGACGATAAAAACATTAATTTTTGGCATATCAATTGTGACCACGCGCCAGAGTTTTGCGATGGTAGGCCAGAAGTTGAAGAAGCAGGAATTCCATCTATGCTTTACTCTTTTAGAAATGAGTTGTGGGAAGCACAGGGTTGTAAAACATACAAGGAACATGCTTTTGAAACCTTTTTCAATACAAAGTTGCAAGAAAATTGCTTGAATACCCCCGAACTTTGTTCATCAATTATGAACCTAACTCTGAGTGAAGATGGAGATAGAAATCACACGGAAATAAAAAAACTGTATCTTGAAGAAGAAGAGAAAGGGTTGGATATTGAGGCGGAATGGGAAAAAATATCGAATGAAATAAAGCGTGAATGGAACGAAAAACGAACACAATTTGTTGTAGAATTACGCAATAGTGATGAGAAATTAAAAGTTTACAAATTATTAATGGAAAAATTACACTCAGATGCCTATGAAAAAAATGAAGGAGAAACTCAACAAATAGTTATCGATATGCGTGATAAATATTTAGGGTAAATGTACCTCAATCGAGCATTTTATTGGCTTGTGTGTTATAACCAAATTACATCTATCCCTTTCTAATCCATCCACGAACTGTTGGAGAGCGTTTGTACTCATTGCTGTACCTGGTTCATCAAAGACAGTAACGTTGCAATCCCAAAATATATACTTTTTTAAAAAGCATTGGAAATCTACAAACAGGCGCAAACTCTGGTGCTCGTATTCGCCACCGCTCATGTATTTCATCAGTGTTCCATCAGTCATTTTTTTTAATTTAGATGGCAAAAAATTGACTTCACTGTAATTTTTCATAATGTCGCACGATCTAGCAAACAGAATTTGTTGGATGTGTTTAAATGTTTCTAAACATCTTACGTAACGTTTTATATTTTCGGTTACTTTATGTGCTGTTTCAGTATGCATTTCTGCTTCCTCAAACGAATTCTGTAATTTGTTCAGCGTAAATTCAGGTGTCCATCTAGTGCCTTCTTTGCTGTCCAGTAAATCTTTGATACGATTTTGTAAAACCTTTACTCTTACAGTGTGCTCAATATACTCTTCAATATCTTTTTTATCAACAACAGTGGATGATAATGCTGTCAGCTCATTCCTACACTCATGAAGAGAATCTCTCCTATGCTCCATCCATGCTTTCAGCATCACATCTTCACCTTCAGACACTTCTTTTCTTTCATCGCACAATATTTTGCAAAAGGAAATCTTGTCTTTTACCACAGTCATTTTTTTCTTTTGGTCTGATATTTTCTTTTTGATGTGGGTAATGAAAGCGTTGTATTCCCCTTTGTTCAACGTTTCAAAAAGTACCGATTGGAAGGAATCTTTACTCATCTTCAATAGGTCAGAACCACGCCCCCCCTGTTTCCAAATGACACGCTGCAACATTATTTTGTGCGCGAATCGGTTTGGACATGTGCCTTTTGGCGTGTATATATTAAAAAGATAGCGACATATCTCCCTTTGCTTCTGCTTTATGGTAGGAAATTTTAATTCAATACCATTGACTTTAAATGTAAGTGTAGTTTTCTTTCCATTGTACACTCTATCAATAACAAATGGCGTATCATTTATGAAGCCATTTAAGCTTACAGAGCTGTTTTTTGTATCGTCGGCACGCACATCGGACAATACAAGTCTCTCTTCTGAAAATCTACCATCAATTACCCCCGATATGCAGTAAAGCAGTGCAGTTGGATATTGAATAGTCTTACCACACCCATTCTCGCCCATTACTTTTGTTGTTGCCATATCGTACTCGATTTGAATTGAATTTTTGACACAACAAAAATTATTTATACTCATATTAGTAAGCCGTAGACTTGTATTTTTATGTTCTACCAGCGTATCTGAGTAGTCCAGGTGAAAGGATTTAAATTCGTCCACAACGGACACTTCAATATCCTCCAACGATGTTGATAGCATGTCCGGAGCGAAGTCATATAAATCCTTTACAGCATGTTTTATATTTTCATAAATTGGTGTATCCAGTGTTATTTCTCTTGACTGCATTTTTGTTTCAACATGTTGTGGTGCTTGTCGTAGGATCACAGGACATTTTATGGATTGGCTGCAAAACACTTGGAAATCTAATTTTACTGACGCTCCATCTAGCTCTACAACTAGCGAATCCTGTATTGTTGGATACGTTGGAGGCGGTACGTCATCAGGTTTTTTATTTCTCACGTAATCGACCCAGTAGTTTTCCCACAAGTCTTGTGCGTAATCAATAGGGTATACGAATTCACGCCTGCCAAACCGTATTTTCTCGTACCAACTTTGCCAAAATGCGCCATCACGAAAAGCTACCGTATACAGTCTCTTTTGGTCAAATGTTTCAGATTTGTGTATAGCATATTGTGATCCCATGCATGTCACAATATGTCCTTCATTTGGGTAATGGTAGTGCCCGTTGAATACTTTTACGCCTTCAAATATAGACGGATCCATTCCTTCACGTGAAATATGATTCTTTCTAGTGTTTACGTATTTAAAATCGTTATGAGTGAAACAAGTTTTAGCACCGTCTCTTTTCCACTGTTTAATCATACTGTGTGTGTATCCTCCATTATGATATGGCAACCACAGTACACCGTCTTTGTCAACTGTTGGAGTGTCATACACTGTAGCAACAGACGAGAATACCGTAAGAGCATTGTCTGGAAATCCGTTGTACATGTCGTGGTTGCCTGGCAACAAATATAACGTACCAGGGCTAAAGTGAGATTTGAAAAAATTGTAAGCACGCTGCTGAAGTCTGGCGTCGATCTGCCCAGATTTGTAAACAGTATCATAGAAATCGCCTAAAATAGCAACGTATGACCCGCTTTCTTTTGATTTGGAAGCAGCATAGCTTAAAATAGAAAACACAGTCTCCTCTGTGTAGTCTGAAAGGTGTAAATCGTTCAACAGAATATATTTAGTCATGTTTTATATAATATAAATAAGTTTATATAGTAAGTTTTTTATTTTTTTTATTCTTGAAATTTTAACTCAAAGACAGGAAGTGTTCTATTAGTCCATTTACCCTTTTTTTCAACCTGTTGTAACATCCAGACCACTGTTAGCTTCACCCAGGTTCGGTCCAACGCTTTGTTGGTTAGTGGGTCCTTTTCACCGTCGTGCCCTCCCTTTGACCACGAAAAAAAATTCACAACTTTTGTGACTCCATTAGGATATTTGATTACTACCAAATTATGCCAATGATTATCCTCTTCATCCGGAACGTTAGTTGGCATTAAACCATTACCATTCCACACTAAAAATGGTGCCAAATTAATCGCATCTCCATCGTCCCAGTTGACAGCGTTCTCTGGAGGCCACGATTTCCCTTCGTTGAAGTACATCAACGGATACTTAATATTTTTGTCAGCTTGACCGTATGCCAAATGACCAGCTGTGCTTACTGTAACTCCACATGATGGAAATACTTCTGGGTATGCAGAGAATGGCTTACTCAGATCATAATCGTAGCCAATGTGAGTCAGTTTGCTACCCGACATGAAGGAAGACACTAGATATAACGACTTCAACTGCTTTAAAAAGGGAATTTCTTTTATCACATCACCGATGATGGAGCTTTTTTCTACCGTGACAGTGTATGCCAGAAGGTGCATTTTCATTAAACTCGGATGATTGAATGTCAAAGTAACTTTTTTCAGCGCATCGTTACAACGTTCTGTAATAGTTGACCCCCATGCGTCATATTCAGTTTTACCTTCTTCCTTTACAACTTTTGCGACTTTCTCATGTAGTTGTTTAGAACGCAACTCTGAAAATCGTCTACTCGCTCTCATGCGGGCGACCTTCGAGTCAACGTGCTGTTGAAACTCCTCCTCTGAAATACCGTAAGGATGTATCATGCTCCATGCGCCGAATTTCTTAAAAATGCCATCAATAACTTTTTCATTGTAATAATACCAATGACCATGTGGGTTGTCGGCTTCCAATGGGGTGGATGCCTTGTACAAAGTAAACAACACCTGATATGACGCTTCGTCTCGTTCCGTTGGAAGCGGACAGTACGTCTCATACTGGTTCTCATAATCTTCCGATTTTAACATCTTATATAAATCACAATCCTTGTAGTCAAACGGTGGAGTTGTTACATTTTTATTCTTACCATGACCGGTAGGCACCACTTGTGCTTTTTTGGATGATGAAGAAGACGATGTTGCTGTAACTTTTGGCATAGTTCTTTTTTTTGTTTGTAATCGTTTGGTTGAATTAGTTTGTTTGTTTTAGTTTTGTTTCTTTTTCTTTTGTTTGTTTTACTTTTGTTTGTTTTACTTTTGTTTGTTTTACTTTCTACTAAACGTTCTGGTGTCAGTTAGGTGTGTGTGTATTAGTTATACATATTAATTCATTATTTTTTTCTTACTTACTATTATAATTTATCACGCACAAGAATTAGCATACACATTTAACTAAGTTACAACTAAAATTTTAGATAACCCTAATCATAACTCTTTGCGGCAGGTGAGGGGCTTGTTACATTTTCGTAGTACAGTGTGCCAAAAATCTTTGGATGAGCTCGGTTTAGTTCTCCCATCTGTTTGTCCCACCAGTCTTTTCCGAATTTGGTGATCTGCTCATCGCGAGTACCGCCTACCGAGTTTGGTAGGGACATTATTCGAATTTCTTCCAATTTGTCCCAGAGTCCGTTCCACTTGGTACAGTGCTCTTCCTCAAGTTTAGGGCATGTTTGTTTGTAACTGGACGAGTACGGGTAACGTCCTAGACAAATCTTTTGCGCCTTGGTAATGGTATCATAGTAGCGGCTCCACCAATCCTCTTGGTTGATGCTAGCCTCAACTTTGCCAGGGGCGCTGTCTTCTGCTCGTTTCAGGGACTTCTTCGGGGCAGCAGGGCCTTCAAGTGAATAAAGCTTTAAAAATCGATCATATGGACACTGTGTTTTAAACGGATAGCGCTGTAGTGGAAACTGCCTATATTCAATTATACCATCAGCTAACCGTACCCCGGTAATCTCTACATAATGATCTGTAAGGTTGTAAACATGATAATTTGCTCCAGTATTAGGTTTTCGTACCCATACCTGTCCAACAGAAGGATCTGCTGCCTCTTCTGCTGCTCTCTTAGGTGGTTTTTGCCAAATCTGATCCACAAGTTGGACGTTTGTGCCTGTTACATTTTTATTCTTACCATGACCGGTAGGCACCACTTGTGCTTTTTTGGATGATGAAGAAGACGATGTTGCTGTAACTTTTGGCATTGTTTCTCTTTTTGTTCGTAATCGTTCGGTTGAACTGGTTTGTTTGTTTGTTTCACTTTGTTTGTTTCACTTTGTTTGTTTTACTTTTGTTTGTTTTACTTTTGTTTGTTTTACTTTCTACTAAACGTTCTGGTGTCAGGTAGGTGTGTATTAGTTATACATATTAATTAATTATTTTTTTCTTACTTACTATTATAATTTATCACGCACAAGAATTATAATTTATCACGCACAAGAATTAGCATACACATTTAACTAAGTTACAACTAAAATTTTAGATAACCCTAATCATAACTCTTAACAGAGGACTAATCTTTTCTTAAATTATTACACCTGACCAATCATAAAGGTCTGTAATATTTTAGGACCATCAATGTCCTTGCGTGCTCTTCCTCTGAGTGTTCCCGAACTTTTGCATAAAAAAAAAAAAATAAAAAAAAAATAATAAAAAGGCCCCCCTGGTTGAGCTTTTTATGGTTAGGGTTAGGGTTACCACACCCTATGTACCTGGTAATGCTAACTTGGCCTTTTTTTACAATTTTCCATTTGCTCTACACATCTACACCTAACACCTCTATACTTTACACGGTGATACTTTGCAATACGAAGCATCAAAAGAGTTACAAATACGTGGAGAGTGATAAGAGTTACTATAAAAGACAATCAATGTGATTGTAGATTCAACCCAACGATTAATTATGGAGGTAACATTTCAGCATTTAGAATGCGTCAATCCAAAAAATACGGATCTAATTGCAATAATTGGTAGACAAGAAGATGGAAAGAGTGTGTGTGTGAAGATTGGCAATGTGAAGCCACACCTTTGCGTTCGGAATGAATTGAACTTGAAACCTGAATTGTTCCAGCTTGAGCTAAATCGAAAACTTCACGAATACATTATTTCTGAGCAGGTGTTGAAGCAAGAGAGAAACCGTGATGTTGCAACCGTTCCGAACGTGTTCAATCGACTTCGTGAAGAAAATAAATACCCACTTGTGTTTGTAGAGGAGTTTCGAGCTCAGGACATAATGAATTACAACGAGACCGGTCCAATTTCATTTTTTAAAATCTCAGTCAAGTCGAAACGATACTTGTACAATGTGAAAAAAATTCTGAAAAACCATAAGAGCAGAATCATTGTGCAACAAAAAAACTTGAAAGGTATCGTGTTGAAGAATTTACAGCATCGTACGTTTCGAAAGACCCATGTGAAGAGCGTGGTTCGTTACAAACACGCTGGTGTTCGTGAGCATCAGTTTACGCTGTACAACGACCAGGTCGATTTTATGTTGCAGTATTTCATCGACAACGATATCTTTTCCTGTGGTTGGTTACATGCAGAGGGTGTAGAAACTTGTAACGCTAATAAGATTACCACGTGTGATATTGAAATTGACGCAACTGGTATTAAACAGGTTGAATCGCGAGGTATGGCCCCATGGCGGATCTTCAGCTATGATATTGAATCGTTGCCAGCGCCTCATCCTAACAGAGAAGGTAAATTTACTTTCCCGATTGCCACAAAAGACCCTGTGGTGACAGTTGGTGGCGTACTACAGATTGGCGACAAATTGGAACAGTATGTCTGGATCCTTCGACCATTTGGCGACGAAGTAAAGGCTTTTCCAGCTTTCACAGAGAAGCAAGATTGTGATTACAAACCTGAAATAACCACCATTTTCGACTTTGATAACGAGGCAAAAATGTTGGACCACTTTTTTTCTTGGTGCGTGAAGGCAGATGTCGATATTATTCAAGGACACAATTGCAACCGTTTTGATAATACCTATATGTTGGGTAGATATTATGCAATATATGAAGAAAACCCTGTATGGGGGCGGTTGAAGGCAGAGGAATCTAGTGTAACCATGACTACGTTCAGTTCCAATCAAAAGGGTTCCAATCAACAGTACAAGCTTCACTTACCTGGCCGCGTGGTGATGGATTCGTACGATATCATGAAGGATCAGCATAACGAATCTTCTTACAGGTTGGGAGATTTGGCACAGACTTATCTGGGCACCGACAAATTACCGATGGATTATGATACGATTTATCCAAAGTACCACACGTTGGAGGGTCGATTAGACCTTGCTGTATACTGTGTTAAGGATGCATGGCTTGTCTACAAATTGATGGACAAGTTATGTAAGCTGACTGTTATTTCTCAGATGGCGAACGTCACGGGTATTTCGATGAAGGATGTGATGAACAGAGGACAAGGTATTCGTACTGTTTCCCTTATGTTGCGTTATGCCAAAAAGCGCAAACCACAGTTGATGTTACCACGGATGCAGAAGAAAGTGTTTACAACACGTGTTCGAAAGTTTGTGAAAACGGATGATAATTTGTCGATGGCAGATGTTGAAGTGGAGTCAGCTAAAAAATTTAAAGGGGCTGTTGTTGTAGAGCCAGATGCTGGATTTTACACTAACGCTGTTTCCTGCCTGGATTTTGCTAGTTTGTATCCTAGCATTATGGTTTCTATGAACATGAGTTACGAGACACTGGTGTATCGCGCAAAAGTCAATCATATGGATTGGGTTGAAGATACAGATGTTCGTACCATTCCAGACTACGATTTAGTGGATGGTAAGTTGGTGACAACAATCAACCCTAATAATCCTAGCTTTGTGACGAAGGAGAAACGTTTGGGTATTCTACCTGAAATTCTATGGGATTTATGGCAGGAACGAAAACGCGTAAAAAAGCAAATGAAAAAAGAAGTTCCACACAGCACAATGTACAACGTAAAAGATGGAACACAGCTAGCGTTGAAGGTGTGTATGAATTCGATCTACGGATTTACAGCAGGGTATATGCTGCCCTGCAAAGAGATCGCGAGTTCTGTTACAAAATATGGCAGAGGCCTGATTTTAAAGACCAAATCACTGATTGAGAATCATATTGATTGGGGTCGTGATGGCCACGGTTGTAGGTGCATTTACGGAGATACTGACTCTGTATTCGTACACATGCCTAGGTCATTGGTCGATGGGAAGAATAACGAAGAAACCGTTGAAAAGGCTCATATAATGGGTGAGATTATGGCAAATTATGTGACAAAGTTCTTTTTAGATCCAGTGTTTCTAGAGTATGAGAAAACGTACTTGCCATTTCTATTATTGAAGAAAAAACGCTATGTTGGGATGAAAAATGAACCGGGATTGCCGCGAAAAATGCAAATAAAAGGCTTAGAGTCTGTTCGAAGAGATTATGCACCACTTCTAGTCGATACCCAAAAGAAGGTGTTGAACGCGATCGTGGAAGATCAGGATGTCGAAAAAGCTTGTGCTATTATCAAGGATGTGGTAAAACGATTGAAAATGAACCAGATTCCAATTGACATGCTGATAATGAGTAAGAAGCTTAGTCGAGAGGTGGAGGATTACAAAGCAAAAGCACCACACGTTCAACTGACGAAAAGGTTGATGAAGGAGAATCCAGAGAAGGCTCCAATTGCCGGTGATCGCGTTCCATTTGTAATACACACAGGCGGCGGCGGAACATCAGACAGGGCTTGTACGCCTGAAGAAATTACTGCTGGTAAATACATGGTAGATCGTGACTACTATCTCGAGAAGCAGCTAATGAAACCACTTCTTCGGATAATGGATCGAGTTATAGACGACCCCAACACACTCTTTCAGTGCCGATCGATTTTTATCGAAGGACCCGGAAAAGGCTCTGTCTTTGCTTCGTGGGGAAAACAGAAGCGTGAGAAGAGAAAGGAACTACCTGATGAAGTGGAAAATAAAAAGAAAAAGATGAAAACAATGAGTATTAAAAGTTTTTTTAAATAATGTTAATTATATTTATAATGTGTTTTTATATGGTGACAATTCGAGCACTTCAACGAAAATTATATATATATTATTCTATTTAATCTATAAATGAGGATAAACATTGAAGAATACAGCAGTGAAGTGGAAAAATATTGGTTTGGCATCAAGAAAAACTATTCCAAAAAAATAGTTGGTGCTATTTTAAATAATTCTATCGTTAGTTTAACACCTATGAAGAAAGAACCTATAATTGACATAATAGACTCTTATACTGAAAGTGGAAAACAACTAAAAGACCAATACAAAATTTACATGTATTACGAAGATATTACTATCAAAAAATATCCGAATTTTGATACTTATATGAGATGGATGTGGCTTGCATACTGGCAACCATATTGTATTGTTCGTTTTTATAAGGAAACATGTGAGAATGATTTTTGTAAGCCTTCGACAGAAGATGCAACCAATGAAAATCAAATATTTAACACTGTGCCTTCTTATTCCGAAAGTACAAATGAAAAAAGTCTTTGGTGTTTTGAATTTAGATGGTGTGGTGATGTTTCTTCAGAATGGAAAGAATACATAAAAATACTGATGAACTTTTGGGAGACAGGAATTATGCGATATGAGGAAGTAAGGCCCGATATAAAAACTCTAAAAATTGTTAGAATAAGAAGAGGAACAGAATTATACACAAAAAAACTTAACAAACAGACAAATGCTTTGTACACCATAATGAATAGATATGAAACTTCAAACGAAAATGAAGATTTACAACAAAAAATTGATAATTACGAAAAGAAATATAATACATCTACTATGTTTAGATTAGCTAGGAAACGAAAAAATGATTATTTAAAGGAAATTACAAGTCAAAAGCAACTTTATGAAAGAAAATATGTTGCTCAAATAATTGAAAATCCTGTCATATATTCAAAAATAGAATCTCTTGTAAAATTGCTGCCTGGACCAACTAAGATGAATTCTGAGGTAATAGAGGTGCCAATAAATACTGAGTTTCATACTATTCGAAAAAGTAACAGTACAAAAAAAGGTGAAGAACTGAAGCCAAGAGGTCGAAAGTTGCTATTTTTTTGTGAAGATATAAGACTTTGTGCGCAGGCTACATACAGTAGTAAATATACAAAAAGACCAGTATGGACAATTTCTAACACAGAGCCTTTGAAAATTTTAAATATTAAAGAAGAACGGTTTAAATTTTTCGACTTTGTGAAGGATCGAGACTTACGAGAAGACTTACTAGACTCAAGTTTTGTTTTAAGGGAAGCAATCATATACGCTTACATAAAGCAACATGGTTTGGATGGTTGGAAAGCAATGGTTATGTTTGATCAACCTCGAGGGAACGTCGAATATTACGAATTTGCATTTTTAGAAGATAATTTGCAAAAATTTGAATTAATAAGCAATAAGCCATTAAAATTAAAATTTTAATCTTACTATTTCAGACCTCCTCCTCGTACACCTTTGTAGAATATTCTAGTTATTCTACTACTTTTCAAATCTTCACGAAATTTTTTATCAAAAGACGTGAAATAAAACCAAAATCCGGACAAATTTTCATTTTTTTTATAAAAATTAAATAGCAACCATGTAATTATACAAGCAATAAAAATATCGACTGAATAATGCCATCTTAGTAATATGAGAAGAAGTATTTGAGCGCCAAGCAACAATCCGGCTACAACTTCCCATGCGTAGTGTGATCCATGTTGATGGACAAACATGTACGTTAAGAATGCCGTTGCGGTATGTCCACTAAACATATAATCTCCACAAGTGCCGTAAACTATCATGTATTCGAACACCTGTTCAAAAGAAGTTACCTCCTTCTCACAATAATCGTATACTTTTATGTTTGGTAACGTTGTAATAGCCACGCTGAATGCTCTGACCGTGGTGAGAATACACTGTAAGAATATAAATTGTGCGATAAACTTGTATATGCTTCTGCTACTGAATGATACTATGCCAAAAAACATTTGTATCAACAATAAGTAGTTGGGGAAAGGTGTTTCAACGTCTGATAGGTCTGGTAAAAAGTCAAACAATATATCATTTAGTTTAACGCCGACCACCTGATTATTCCAATTCCACCATGTCGAAAATACAGCGATAGCTAATGTGCTCAGCGTGGTGACAACAAGGAAGACAAGTTCCTTCCACATTTTGCTAATAAGCAAACGAATATATACATGATTAAGTTTTTTTAAATAATGTTAATTATATTTATAATGTGTTTTTATATGGTGACAATTCGCACACTTTAACGTACATTTTGGTATTTCTTCACGCATGTGACGTTGAAAGACTACTTCGCTTTTGAGAACACTCCTTGATATACTTATCACCTTTCTTGATTCATCTTTATGATCAAAATCGAATGCTACACATGTCTCTTTGGTCACTTTTCGGACACATACAACGCATGTTCCGATCTTCAACTTTACCTGATTGATTTGATCCCGACGACGCTTGATACATGGCCGTTGTGTTCTCCCTTCCAATTCACGTTTTAAAATGTGACGTTTTTTAGTAATGATATGATGACAGCACGTGCATCTCGGTTCACAATTTTTCAATTCTTTTTTCATCGCTTCCACCCCACCATGCCTAGCCCAGTAGGTAAAATTACTCAACCTATGTACCTTTTTTCCAATGTGATCGGCTTCTATTACCCTCGACTCTTTGCATCCACAGTCTACACATGTCTGCTGTTTCTTCCATTCTATCCAAAACGCACGACATGTCCCTCGTTTTGTCGTTGGATTCTTTTTTGATTTTGAGAAAATTTCACGACAAGAAGTACAGTGTACTGTCAATTTTTCCCGACGATTCACATTCGATGTAAAATCATCAATGGGTTTGAAGTGGGAACAGTGTTTACATAATCGCTTCCCTTCCGGTACTGTTCGATCCTCTGCCAACCGTTTAAGTTTCTTACGGGAACGGTTTATAATATCCCTACATGTCTGACACGTCTTATACTTAGTATTATGGTGCCTAGTGCATTTACGGTTGCTACACAGCTTCATTTATTATACATTTATTGTAATAGATAGATCTATATATACTAAGTTTTTTTTTACATATATGAATTTTGTCAACGACGATGGCTTGATTAAATACTCTTTACAGAAATTAGAGACGTACTTGGGGCGTGATGTCTTTTGGTTGCTTCAGGAATGCCGGGATGCTATCAAAGCGAACTTAACGTACAACGAAGACTTCATTGAACAAGCCAGTTATATCAGCTTTATAAAGTGGTATAATTCTGCATATTCAGAGAGCAAACAAGTTCCTATGGTGAACAAGCGCGCGTACAGTGTTACTCATAGGATAGAGGTAGCTTACAAGACTAAGTACAAGTGTGGCATGTGTGCTATGCTATTGCCTCCTACCTTTGAGATTGACCACATTAAGGAATTAAGGGATGGTGGGACTGACACCTACGACAACTTATGGGCATTGTGTAACAATTGTCACGCTACAAAAACAAGAGCAAATACATTAAAGCGAGATGAAGCTTTTGAAAAGGAATTCAAAAAGCAGGGAAAAGATATTGAAGAAATAGCGTTTAAAAAATTTCATCATAATAAGAAATCTAAATATTTTTAAGGTAAAATCTATAAGTAAAATTATACAAGGTCCATTTTCGAGGCCCAATCCATATCTTTTACAAAGGAATTTTCGCCATCTAATACTTTCCTCAGGCCTGGATAAATATTCTCCCCCAAATGTCCGGTGTTCAACTGAACTGGTTTGACTTCCCCTGTTTTTTTGTTCCGTGTCATCTCGTGTCCGCGCCAACACACAGTATTGACGCGTTTGACTCTGGTCATATATTCATCTTCGTGCGTAGAACGATACATATCGACTGTGGACATGTTCAATGCATTGTAGACTGTACCGGAACCGTGGTAATGCTCTTCAATTCTTGCCGAGTTCGTCTTGAAGGTGTCGTACACTGACGGTGCAAAACGTCCAGTGATATCAATTACATTTGAGGATGGGGCGCTGCCTTTGGGAATAGCGATTGCGATTAAACTTTCTTCTCCTCCCACGCCTAAGGAACCATCACCAGACCGGTCCTGGAAGGATCTTGTAGTGTGCCATTTTACGCCACCTCCGCCAACATAGCCTTGGGAAAAGACATTCTCGACGATTATGTAGTTTTTGGGTCGCTTGACCACACTCTTACTGTAAAATGTATAATGTCCAACGTGTACCTTCCTCACCACGTCATCTGAGAGCATGAAATCGTGGTGACCGTGATACGTTGCTCCCAAATCAGCTCCACCCTTTGCTAGGATACATGACGCCATACGGAACGTTTGCGATGGTCGCAAAATAAGAACGTCAGATTTTTCCGGTGTACCGTCCCATTCGCCTCCACCTTTCATCTTGTATGCTCCATCATCTCCTGAAGCCCTTGGATTCACATTGTTCAACGCGTTATCGTCTACCTGATACACGGCGTTTCCTCCTTCTCCTTTATTAATAATATTCGCCCATGCATCCTTAAACGTAATCTTTTCAAACTTGTCGCTGTCGTGCGAGTAAATATACTTTTCACCTACTAGTTGTCTGTTTTCTCCCTCACCTTCAACGCTACCGTTGTCAATTACGTAAAACGATCCAATCTGCTGATTTCTAATCATCAGATCAATCGGATCGCCCGTGAAATCAACGTCAAAGGATTGAGATTCAAATACTGGAAGCCCCCTAAAGCTCGTACGCTGATCACCTGCTTCCAAGTTGGCGTTTGCCTGTGGTCCGCGTTCCGCAAATTTCGTGCGGTGCTCTCCAACCATATTTGCGTAAATTCCCATTTTATCCGGCCATACCCAAACATTGGGTACCACTCCTTCCTTCTTCAACTCGTGCTTTAGTTCTGCATCCAAAATGTATAGACCGTTCTTGTCTTTCTGAATAATGGCCCAACGGCGACGTTCTGCTTGCATCAAATCATTTGCACGCATCACTTGTTGACCAAACTTTTTGTGCCATTCCTTGTAATAGTTCTGGCCTGCTAAAAGCGAATGAATAACTCCAAAATAACAGGTTGTGTGTACAGAATCAGAAATCTGCTGTAAGTTCAACGCGAAATGGCGCTTTCCACGTTCAGTCTTATAAAAACCATGTTCTATGATAAATGCCAAACCACGGCGCAATAAATTATCAGTATGTGCTTCTTGTTGAGCCGAAACGTAGCGCGGCACTCCTTGGTGTGGCTCTAGGTCAGCAAGTGTGCGGTTGAAGGAGAAAATTTCCCATGCCACGTGGAGATCATCTGTGTACTGCCAAGGAAGCAAAGCACGTGTGTAGAATTCGTCCTCTTGTCGGATTTTGTAATCTAATACACGCTCCAAGAATTTGTTCCTCCCTTTGAAAGCTTCAGGTAGGTTATAACTCTCGTGTGCCAGGGCATCGTCGGCTCTCATGGTCTCAGAAGTGCCACCTGAATATGGGCCGAAGAATGACTCCAACGGGTGGTTTTGTGCTGCGCTTGTCAAGCCATGAGTAATTAAATTTGGATTGGATGTGTGTACTGATGTGCCGTCTCCTATTCCCATTATTTGTAGTTGTGATAATTACTAAAACCTTATATAGTGTATTTTTTTATAAAGTCATAGGGGTAGCACCAATGTAGCAAAAGTAACATAAGAGTATATATACCGTTGAAGTGGTAGAAAGAATGGGAGCCATATTTAGTTTCTTTAATTGGGCCTTTGGTGAAGGCAAAGAAGCATACATTCTTATCTTAGGTCTAGATGCCTCTGGAAAAACCACTCTTTTGAATCGACTAAAATCAAACGAAGGTTGTGTTACAATTCCAACGATAGGGTTTAACACGGAAACAATAAAGTACGGACGCCTTACTTTTACTTTGTTTGACATTGGTGGACAGGAAACATTCCGAAAGATGTGGCACCACTACTACGAAAACTGCAATGCAGTTGTTTTTGTCGTAGATTGCAATGATACCAGTCGCCTGTCTGTAGTGAAAAAAGAAGTTTGGACGTTGCTAGAGCATCCCATGTTACAAAATATCCCTTTTTTATTTTTTGCAAACAAGCAAGATTTACCACAGGCTGTTCGTAAAGATAAATTTATCTCGAAGCTAGATCTGTTGAAGATACGTGGCAGAGAGTGGAAGGTAGCTGAATCTACTGCCACCGAAGGGCATGGCATAGAAGATGGTTTCGATTGGTTGAGCAAAAATTTATAGTTTCGCTACCTGAAACATTAAATCTGAAAATCCTGAAAATGCCAATGCATCCAGGTGGTATTCCCTGTGTATTTGTTTAAGGTGTTTCTGCTGTGTGATGAAAAATACTTCCATGTGGTGCTTTGGATTCACCGTACTCAAAAATTGTACCCACCAGGATGTATCAATACCTTCCACGATGAACACAATATGGGCTTTCAAAAACCACTTGTGGTCGAAATCATAGGAGTACGGAATCTCGTAGAATTTATAACAATGTTTACCAATCTGAACCGGAGGATAGATTTCAATGTTTTTCGTAGGGGTGTAGCACAGAGTGAAGGTGCTATGTACGAGGCGTGTAATGATAGACGTTTTCCCGCACCTTTTTTTACCAATTACAATTACATTTTTTACTGTGCTGTTCGGTTCCTCCTCATCATCCGATTCCTCTTCCACATCAAAAACGGGTTGTCTCATATAATATTATAACCTATATATTTTATACACCTTTGAATAAAATGAAAGGTGTTCTTAAAACGTATTGCAATCCATACCAAATCGTGAATTGGGTAGCTGTCGGTGGTCATCTTACAGCAGCTATAATATTCATGGTTTCGTATTTGAATCGAGAAAATTTAAAAATTCCATACACGGAATCATTTCTTAAATGGAATCGAACGGACAATCTGTCTAGCTGTACCGGGGGTTCTAGACCTTTGGAAACTGTTAACGAACGATATTATTGTATTGTACCTACAACAGACGGTATTAATTGTGATGATTCCGAACCACCTAACTGTGATGGGTTGGATTTAGGCTGGTTAATTATCTCGTTCCACTTACTCTCCTTTATTTTCCAGGCACTGGCTGGTATCACCGACTACTGGCCACTTACGATTGGTGATTTTGAATACAAATATAGAGAAATGATAGAGGATAATGGAAGAAATCCACTACGATTCATAGAGTACAGCATAAGTGCATCTATAATGCTTATTTGTATAGCATTTTTAAATGGGGTGACAGATATTAATTTAATAGCTGCTATTGCTGTGCTCACTGCCTGTTGCCAGTTATGTGGATTGGTCGTTGAATATATGACAGACGAACAGTTATTCTGGCAATGGGGATTGCATTTTGTTGGATGGATTCAATTTTTATGTGCCTATGGTATCATTAGTCATGCATTTTTCAAATCAATCAATGCTGCTAATAATGGCCCTCCAGATTTTGTATATGTTGTAGTGTTTATGTTATTCGCACTGTATGCATGTTTTGGAGCAGTTCAACTGGTGGAATTATGTCAAAAAACGGAACAATTCTTATGTTTTAAAACCTTTTTTACGCTTCCATGCTGCGGTTGTAAGTGTAAATGCTGCGATACCTTTGAATGTTGCAAAATACGGTGTAAGAAAGAGGGAGAGAGTCGTTGCGATAATCAGTGCAAAGAGCTTACCTATGTTATTCTTTCCTTAGCCGCAAAATTGGTATTGGGTGCTTTGATATTCACCAACGTATTGTTTTCCACCAGCGAGGCATAGATCAACTGAAAATATGTATATATATTGGTAGGTGGTAAGTAAAGATGGATCAATACATTAGTTACCACAAAAAGCCCTATGCTAAATACCTAGATGTTCAGTCTTTTAATGCTAAATATGGCACTGACATCAAGGATGTTGAAGATTATGATTTGTATTTTGAGTATATATTTACCGAAGCCAGAAGAATGCAGGGACCGGATGACTTCCTTCAAGTTAATTTCGTGAAACAGGATCAGTTTGAAGAGATGGGAATTAAAGATTGGCTCAAGAAAAAGGCTAGCAATGCTGCAAAGGCTTTGAAGGCAGGTAAGAATTACTTAAAAGATAAAATAGCAGGGAAAAAAGATGATACATCAGAGGCTAAAAAAACAGAGGCTAAAAAAGCAGAGGCTAAAAAAGCAGAGGCTATTAAACCAGAAGCAGCAGCACCAAAGGTAAACGACCTTGATGAGCTTCTTAGCGAAGAAGATGATGTGGTTGAAGAAGAGTACGAAGAAGTAGAGACAGCTGCCGTACCGGTTGAACGAAAAACCAACATTGTTACGGAGAAGAAACAAATTGCTGATTTGGTTTTGAAGACTTCTAAAGATTCAGAAGAATATGCTCGAGACATGAAACATTTAATTCGATTCAGAAGTGCAAAGTTACCGTTGGAGGAACAAATTATGAAAGGAAGACCTAAATACTTGAAGGCCCTGAGATCTTATTTAAAGGGTGATAAAGACGTAGAGGTCAAAATGTCGTGGAGAAAAGGGAGTAAGATGGTCAAGGTTTCAGACTTAAATCCACAGCGTGCTTCGCTGAAGGCACTGCTACGAACCTCTGCTACTGGAAATATTCGTGTCGTTGAGTGTGTATAAATACAATAAAGATATGTTTAAAATGAATAAATTATTTCGTGTTTTATTTGTAGGAGCATACATCCCATATGCTATTCTTTTATCCTATTATTTTACGAGATTTTACATCGCGTATTTTCTCATTTTATCACTATACTTGGCAAGTTGTTTCGCCGTACTTACCCACAAACCTTACCTTGAAAAGGGAATTCTGGCGTGGGTGCGTGCAAAACGAGTATGTGAGCTTTTGCTAATCTCTTCCTTCAGCGTCCGTGCTTACTACCGTTCTCAGCTACTATCGTTATCTGTGATTATGGTAGGCACAATTTTTGTGTGTAGAATACCACGGCGGTACCAATCGAAATGCGAGCACGCGGCGGTGTACGTGACAGCATGCATGTTGTACTTGACCAATGCTGACATTTTAGGGAAAATATGCACTTTGATATTGTCGGTGTTGATATTGTACGAACAGCAAGCTCGTAAAATCAATGATGCTAGTTTTGAGTGGGCAATCGAAAAAAGAATTCGTCACTACCACACGTTAAAATTACTGCAAACATACATGCTGTTTTTGATGGAATATTCCATCACGAAAATGAACATATGGGCGTTGCTTATAATAATTATCTCCGTTTTGATATTCAGTGTGTACGCATGTCTAACGCTGTCCATGGACGTTGAAGTGAAGGTATCTGAATTTTACATGAAGGTGTACGAATTGCCCGATAGATACCCACTACCATTAGATATTAGAGATGCAATAATAAATTGCGAAGTGGCCAAGCGAGTATTTAAGACGCATGAAATTTAAGAAACAATGGGTAAAACTTATTCCTATTTTACAGAAAATACTTTTTACATCTATTCTAGAACAAACAAAGATGACACATATAAATTACTAGATACGTTAGAAGACAGTGCTAACCCCTTGTCCCGTTTTAAACATGAGATATACTCTTACGCGTTGAAGAAAAAACATAAGGAAGAAAAGGCATTGTACTTGTACTGTGGGTACGCTCGAGTGGCGAAATGTATACGGTCTGTAGAGGCGGACGTGCCGTACATAACCATCACGTTTGGTTCGGCGGACTATGCCGATATTTTTGATCAATGTAGAGAGCAAATACCCAAGGTGAACAAGGACATGAACTGGCTTCAGGCCACATTTACCAAAAGTTGGGTGTTTCAACACCATGAAAATTCCCTCATTCGTAAGTATCAAAATTACCGAATGGATCAATAGGAAAACGTATTTAATTTCCTACTTCTTTCTGTAAATGGAACTGTGGCTGCCGAATACTATACAAAAGGTGGAGATTGAAGAGCACATTACGAAGTGGCTTAATACGGAAAAAAACGCTCAACCCTACCAACATCTCATTCAGCAAAGAATACACAGTATTTACCCTCAGTTACATTTACACCAGACATTGTACATAGCCCATGTAAATAATAACACACTTGTTGTAGATACGCCGTTTGAGAAAGACGGCAAACCATATAAGATTAAAGAATGTAGCATATGTCAAGAGGAAGATAACGTGGTAAGAAGCACGTTGCCGTGTAATCACAGTTTTCATGTGCATTGCATTGCAAAGTGGTTTCGAACAGGTAATACTTCTTGCCCATTGTGTAGACTAAAATGTAACAATATTTATGATTAATCACTGTATTCACTTTCTATATCACTCTCGTACTCACTAAGATACTCAAACTCTATGTCCGAAGGCTCCTTTTGTCCGTAACCACCAGTTGAAGCTGTACTATTAAAATTTCTATTTGGATAGACAACTTCATACCACTTTTTAAATCGATTTTCCCATCCGTAAGGTTTCTCTGTTTTCGTTCTTACGTACAAGGTACCGTCTGTTGAACCTACATTGTACGTGTATTCCTTTACTTCATCTTTTTGTTCTTTAAAGTAATGTTCTACAGTCACCATGCTCAACAAGTACCGTAATTGATTTCTTTCTACTAATTTTGCAAAAAAACCGGTCTTGTAATGCCACATCATTGCTTCTTGTCTCGTCCATGCATCACGTAATTTTCCACCATCTGGTTTCATGTACCGTAAGGATCGCTTTTCCCATGCTTCCTTTATGCCTTTATCACGTGTAGTTTCCCCATCGCCGCTGCCTAGCGGGTACAAGGGAATCTTAGGCCCCGCTACTTCGGTATTTAAGATTTGCTCTAAAATAGGGTATTCCATCAGCTTGTAGTATCTATCATCTAATTTAGTGTCACACACTTCGCATGTCACCGCGTCCATTTCATTTTCGTAATGGCAATTATAACAGCAAAATCCAAAATCTACCTTCACTGGTTTATCAAATTTTCCAGCTTTCTCTGTGTCTGACTCTTTATTTATCACGGTCTTAAAGTCACTGTTTACATACTGTTGTACAGTGGTAAATGCATGATTCCCAACGGTGATGACGGCGGAAATATTGATATGGTTGTCAATCTGAGAATCAACCAATTTGTCTAAGTTTCCTCCAACTGCTCTGTTTTTTTCTTTCTCTTCCTTCTTATTTTTCTTTTGTGGTTGAGGTTCGTCCTCTGCTGGTGGTTGATTATCATCGGGTGCCTCGTCTTCATCGGACGATGGGTATAGGTCATCCTCGTCATTGTCTGACTCTTGATCCTCTTTCTCTATTAATTCTGCTGCACTATTCTGGATATCTGTCATGTTCCAACTTCCACTGAACGGTCCACCCCACAATATTAACGCATCCCACGCCTTTGCTTCCTTACTGTTCTCTGGCCATGTAAGATGTTCTCGAAAAAACCTTACAGCAAACTTTACTAACTGTTTTTTCGATAGGCTACCGCCGCCCGGCAGATTCTTCAACGCCTTTACTGCTGCGTCTTTCTTTTTATCATATTCCTCTTTTTTCCTTTTCTTTTCTTTTTGAGCTTCTTCGTATTCTTTTCGTTGATCCTCTGAAGCTGTAGCCCTTGCAGTTTGTGTTCTGTTCCTAGCACCTCTTCTAGGTTCACCCTCATACAACATATCCTCCTCCAACAGATCGTCTAGATCCATGGATACGCTTGGAAGCACATTATCTTCACTGTCAGTTATAAATTCGTCGTCTGATTGTGTTGCTACATTATTATTCTCCCTGAAATATCTCTGATTTTCATTTTCCTTTTTTAACCGCTCAAATTCATCAAATAAAGGCCATGGTTGCGCTTGTCGGCTAAAGCTTGTACCGTCTGATGCACGACGCAACGAATTAAAGAATGTCACGTGTTCTACACGTTGAAATTTGTGCGGAATGATACCGTGGCTCATATTACGTATTAAGCGACCGACAAATTGGTCTTTTAACCCAGGGCTTTTGGAAGGTTGTACCATGACCATCAACGACTGTCTGGTTGATTGAAGATCGACACCCGTAATTCCTGCTCCAGACATAATTAAAAAATCTATCAATCCAGCTTCATGCGCCTGCTTAACCAAATCTCTGGCTTGAATACCACCTGTATCTTTAGCGTTGTAATACATAAAAGAGATAAAGGTGTCGCTGTTCAACGCACGATGGCGTTTTTCCATGGCTTCAAAGGTCAAAAAGGCTTTCTGAGAGGATGGCACGGTTTCGACTCGTAATCCTTTGCTTCTTTTTGTAAGATTGATGCCTCCGTTCGTTTTGTCACCAAACTGATAGGGTTGGTAGTTGGTGCCTTCTCTTGAATTGCTATTACTAGGCACATTCTTGTAATTGTCCTCATCTACACTACTGTAAATCACCTCACCATCTTCGACCAAAAATTTGCGCCGGTACCATGTGTACGTCAGCTCTGGAATGATGTCAAAATCTACCATTTTAGTACTTAAAACCGTAGTGTTGGTATCATTATTGCCTGTGACCAACATGTACACATTTTTTGCATACTGCTTCTCTTTCTTGGCCCGTGCATCAAAATAGAATTTTGTAATCTCTCTTTGAAGATCACTGGTTGCTATGGAAGGGGTTTCCTTCACCATTTTAGCTACAAGCTCTTTCTTCAACTGCTTACCAGTTTTATTCTTTGGTTTTTTCTTACCAGGTACAATTGTTTCTATTCCTTCCTTTACTGCTTCCTCTTGTAAAGATTTTGTCGTCCAGTTCTGATATTTCTGTTCAAAATATTCTTGAATGAGTTGTTCTTCCCCCATGAATGATGTTTCTATGATTTCTATCCCTTTGGCTTCCCACACTTCTTTAAAAAGTTCGTCTTTATTCATCTCCCTACTTCTTTTCGTGAGTTTCTCTTTTTTCTTGCGTTTTGACGTATACTTCCATGTGCGGCTACTCGCATAATAATCTTTTAAGTATGGGGAATGTTTCAACGCCAACAAATTTCCAAGGGTAGGTTGGGTATTAAAATTTTCCACTTTTTCCTCAATATCCAACTCAAAATTAGCCTCTGCTAAAGCTTCAATGTTTTCAAAAAAACGTTTTCTTTCTTCTTGTGTGTTAACCTTTTTGAACAAGTCTCCCTCTAGCGCTTTTAATAACTTTTCGGCCTTTTCCTTCTTACTACCTGGATATTTTTTTGGTTTTGGTACTTTTTCTAAGGATTTTTTCACATCGTCATTAACCTTCAAAAACTTACGTACATCACCCTGTTGAAGAAAGTCTACTAGTTCTTTTGTAATGTATCTCGGTCGTCCTTTCTCTTCATAATCACGTTTTTGTGTTCTTCCTTCTTTCTTCCCCGTCGGTAAACTGTTAAGTATATCTTCGAGTTCTTTTGCAATCTCTTTCTCGTATTCAACATTGCCTTTGACTTTTTTATCTAGGTAGTTAAGCCCCTCTAACTGTGAAAATGCGCGATTGGGGTACAATTTTTTGTAATTGGCTGGTTTGACCTTTACGTACAGGTAAATATACTTCATCAAAATCTTGTTCAACTTATGATTGAAGTCTTCTTCCATTTTATTTTCTTTGAAATAGTCATCCCCGTATTTTTTAACGTCATCTAAAATGGATACGTACTCGTTCACTGTCTTTTTTCCATCATCAGACGAGTAGTAATCATTGATCACCAACTTTTCTGCTCTACGCATCAATTTACGTATATCTTGCTGGTCTTTGTACCGTTCGTCATGATCAACATTCAGGGTTTTATCATAACTTTCTAACGAAAAAGACACCATGATATCTGCTTTCTTTTGAAGTGTAGTTTTGCCAAAGGATGGCCGAATATCACTTCCTGAAGTACCCGCTTGCCATACTTTAACGAGTTTGTCTGTTAATTTTGTAGTAACATAGTAGATGTACTCCATTTTGGTAGCAGGTTCTACGATTACCCCCTGGTAATCACCTGATGGACCGTTGCCATCTCGTCCGTTACGCCCTTCATAGAGAAGAACTTCACTGTCATCGTCGTCCAACGCGTAGTATTTACCAAAGTCTGAACGAATAACAGGTCCTTTTAGTCGATACACTTTTTCAAGGTACATGGAAAACTCTGTTTCTTTTTGGTTGTATTTGACGTACTCAATCATACCTTTTTTCTTTGTGTTTTTCTTCTTAAACCAGAATTTTTGTTTAACATCTTTTACCTCATATTCATCTTCTGCACCGTTTATTTTTCGCCTTTTCTTCACTGTTAAAAGTCTTTGTTCCCACTCAGAACTAGCTTCCAGTGCCTCTTCTAACTCATCACCTAGTTTGTTGATTAATGTATGTAACTCCTCTGTAGCCTTCGACTTATTGTCTTCCTCTTCGTGAAACCTGCTCTGATAATAATCCGTTGCTTTTCCCCAATTTTGTAAACGTTCTATCTCATATGTTGGAGTCCATTCTCTCCGAACGGATTTTGGATTGTCTTCTTTCCTGTTGGCGTGGTGCCAAAAATCCAATTCGCTGTAAGCATCCCATTTTTTCAAAATTTTCTTTTTCGCATTTTCTTTAAATTGTTTTGCCTCATTTGTTTTAAGAAATGTTAAGTCCGATGCATCGAATTTTCGCGCACCATGTGCCATTAAAGTATGACCCAATTGGTAGTGTACCTGATAATTTGGATGGTAAAGAATACCGTTGACGTGCTCTCTATCTTTTTTCAGCAACAATTCACATATGTCTTTGTATTTGCTCGACATGAGGTTTGGTATGTAAGGCATGATATCCTTCCTATCAGGTTCGTAGTGCATCCACCTCGCTTCGTAAACTTGACTGTCGTCGTTCAACTCGTCTTTCATTTTTCCTTTACAATCTTCGACGAATTTTACAAAAACTTTTTGATCACTCCTGTCTTTCCTCAAATCTTTTAACGATGGAAGTGTTCTCGATGCTCTGGCAACTCCTCTCTTTACGTTCTGGCGATAGCTTTTAATCATAACACGTCCTAGATAATCCCATGCTTCGTCTACAGAATCGGCCAGTACAGGAACTAGCAGCGGTTGAAATGTATTGTTATCGTTATAGTTAAAAGCTTCCTCCTGCAATTTTTTCATCAACCTACCATCAATTTCTTTGCATTCAGAAGCATTGAGTTTATCTGATTCTTTACATCGATTAATAACAAATGGAATACATCTAAATTTGCACCTTTCAAATAACTTTTCACTCATCTTAATGTTAAAATTTCTATGTTGATCTGAAGCGTCAATGTCTTTGCCAGTTGCGTACGAGTCGTATAGTTTGTCATTTGCATATTTTTTCGTTGCGTTGCGAGTAGTGTAGTCGTAGTATACCTTATTTTTATCGCGTTCCGCATATCTACACACATTCATTCGTACCTCATCCATGTAGGAACGCATAAATCCTTTGTCGTAGGGTGTTAGCAAACGCATTTTCTTCGGAAAAGGATTTTCAAAATCGTCGCCTTCTTTAACGGCAAATTTACTTTCTCCAATTTTACGCAATATGGCATTTTTTGTTGCTATGGTAAGATTATCAAAATAGGAAAATCTATCGGATGGATCCGTGTACATCCTCCTATCCAATTTGAGCACCATAGGCAGTGCCTCATGGAAATAGATATCAGACAGCACCGAATTCAAAAATAATTTTCGAGCGGTTGGTTGCATTTCAAAACTTCGAGATATTTTTTTAGCGATGGAGTAAGCCACATCAAATTTTTCTTCGTATTTTCGTCTTCGTCTTAACTTTTTCTTTTGTAGCGTATTCAGTGTGATTTCTTTCTCTTTCCTTTCTTCTTGCTCCTCCTTTACCTTCACTTCAGCGTCTCCCTTACGTTGAATCCAATCGTCCTTTATGTCTTCAATACCTAACCGTGTACCATCCTCTTTTTTCTTCAACCCTTCTGAAAACAGCCACAACTGGACCATTGGTTTTTCACTTTGCATTGGAGTAGCGGTAACGAATAAGTTCATAACACTATTTTTCAAAAATTCAAACACTACCTTTGTGCTAACCTTGTACAAATTATCCGTAATTGCTTCTTTGTCGTGAGCTTCGTCTAAGATCACAATGGAATCTGACGGATCCACTTGGTACCTATGTTGGCTCAAGTCTTTTCCATGCTGTGGATTGATAAATTTGTCTATAATTTTGGACTGTATTCTGTTCTCGTCGTCGGACTGTACCAACGCGCGGGAAAGGTCTCGAAACACGTCAACTTTATTCAGTCCTCTCCTGATAGCAATTTTAATGTCGTTAGGCAACTTATCTTTTAGCATATCGCGATCCCTGATAGCGTCCTGTAGCCATTTAGTAAACTCACTCGCATCGTAAGCACCGTAATCTGACCCGTCTTCACTTTCTCCCTTAAAGTTCCTTCTTGTAAATGGTACTTTCCCTCCGTACGCGTCCAACCCTTCCACCCTGTCTGTGTCCTGGTCACCAGCTGTATTTTCATTTTCCTGATTTTCTGCCTTTTGTTTATCACGTCTCTTTTGATACGCCTTTTCAATTTTTTCTTTTCTTTTTAAAATATCGTCCTCAGATGGAGAAGGATTTTGTTTCTTTATCCATTCCTCCAATTCCTGTTCCTTCAAATCTTCTTCGTTTTCTAATATTTTATTGATTCGTTGAGAAAGCTTGAGGTTGGTGAAGAAGTAGTATCTAAACGGGTCGTCCTCGGTTGGAGAATGATGCAAGAAAATATCTTCCTGGTGAAGCAGGTAAAAGTCTTTTCTTCTTTCAATTGTTGCCAACACGTTATATTCCGTTTTATTTTGTCCCTCTTTGAAATTTGCAGGCTCACGAATATTTGGACCATCCCGAAACAAGGAAGCAGCCTTAAGATATTTATTTGTCACAGTATCTTGTATGTAGACAGGTTGTTTACCCTTCTTTCCTCGATTTGTTGTTGCAAACACAGTGTTTTTTAAATCTTTGCGAGTCTTTATGCTTTTCTTCTGTGTGTTTGTTAATAATGGCCAGAACATTTTATCTAAATCGGCTTTGTCAATATTTTCATCATAGTATTTTTGAACATTTGAACTCTTCGTGTCACCGTCCCAATACCAAATCTCTTTAGAGTCTTTTAACCAACAACCGTTGCCTCCGGTGATCATTGCTTTTGAAGCAGGGTCCAAATCTTTCCATTTAGGAAACCGACCAGTTGTAAATGTGTTTCGAAATAAATTGTACGTTTGAAATGAATAATTTCGTGGGTCCAACCTGTTATCAATCACTTCTTTTTGCCACTGCTTCAACAGTACCGCATTGGGTGCCAATACAAGTATTCGAGGAATGTCTTTACCGCTTTCTCTAAGTTCATTACGTTTTTTCTCCGCTTTTAAAATAGCCGTAAATGTTTTTCCCTTTCCAGGAGCATGACTAATTAGCATGTCGTCATTTACTGCACGAATAGTGACATTTTGAGCGATTCTAGGTTTATAATTTAAATTTAGTCCAACCTCTGCCGGTTCCTTTTCTGGAACTTGCATACCACGTTTTTCATCATAGTATTTTTGAACATTTTCCGATTTTACTGCCTGTAAAAACCACTCACCTTCAACTTGTACCACCTCCACTGCTTTTTTGTCGTAAAAAACTCGTTCGGAAGTTATTTTTGTATATTTATTCTTTTTAGTCACATCATATTTAGATGATTCAATATGAATCAAATCAAAATTTTTTGAAGGAACCTCGATGCTTACCATAGTTTGCTTTTGCACGAGTAAAAGGGGATCGATAGTCTTCGATGATTTTTTCGTATAAATCGACACTTTCCCAGTCAACCCTAAGGGGTAACGCTCATTGATATCGACTGTTGGATCAAAAAGTGATTCAACGTGCGTTCTAGTTTTTATAGGACTTCTTTCTGCTGCTATTCGTGCTTTCTGTTCCTCTTTCGCTATCCTATCTGCTTCTTTCTTGTCTTCTCTCTCCTTTACTCTTAGTGCTTTCTGTTCCTCTTTCGCTATCCTATCTGCTTCTTTCTTGTCTTCTTTCTCCTTTGTTTTTCGTGCTTTCTCTGCATCTTTTGCCTCTTCTATCTTTGTGTCAAAATTTGTATTTTCGTCGTACTTTTGCTTATCTTCAACAGATGAAAACTTACGAAGCTTCTTAATTGTTGTCACCTTAGGACCCAACACCTTCATTCTAGCCTTTATCTCATCTGTATCCTCTTTTGTAATCTTCTCAAGATCGTAATTTTCAACGTCAGTGAAATAATCACCATACTTCTTAGCGTTAAACTTGTTAGCTTCTTCAACAGCTTCATTCTTCAATTTTTTCTCCTTTTCGCGGTCTTCATATTCCTCCTTCTTTCCCGATAGAATTTTCTTTAACTCCCTTACTGTTGTGTCTTGACTGTACGTAAATTTCTCACCAAACTCTTGAATCGTTTTAATAATCGTTACTCTTGGTTTTAGCTTATTCGTAAGCTTTTGAACATCCTCTTTAGTATACTTAACAATTTCTTCCTCCTGATAAACTTGTACATCCTTAAAGTACTGGCTGTAGTTTTCTTCATTAAAGGCTTTACCAGCAGCTATGGCATCTGTGTTTTTCTGTTTCAGATCGGATAGTTCACTACTTAATGTGCCTGTCGTTTCCTTCGTCGCTATTTTTCTTTCTTTTCCCTCTTCTTTTTGCTCGTATTTTCGTATCTTCTTCATCACCTCCACTTCACCCCTCATTCTCTTCAATGTTATCTTTAAAGCTTTAGAATCCGTTACAGATGTAGCTTTTTGTTTGTTATTTTTGTTATAAAACTCGGAATTCAAGGCTTTGATTGAACAATTTAGTTTGTCTAATAATTCCTTTTTTTTTCTACATTCTTCTTCATCAGAATCTACCTCGTAATCGGAGTCCTCGTCCTTCACGACTTGAGACGGTTGAGGTTCCACATTTTCTTTTTCATCTAGCGTCAAAGCATTTACCTGTTCTTCTAACTTGTTGACATCCTCGTTTTCTAAGTCTTCTAGTTGTTTACCTTGGAGCATCAGTTCTTTGATAAGGTTGAACTGTTTTTCGTCACCCTCTTTTGGCCTTAATTTGTCAACTAAGAAAGAAATTTGTGTACAATATTCAATTGTAATTTGATTGTTACCAAATGTAAATGTCCAACCAATTAAGCATTTCATTGGTATATTTTCAACAATTTCATACAACTGGTGGTCTCCCCGCGGAGCGTACCGTTGGTAAGCAGAAATGTTAAATTTGTTTCCTGTCTTTGGTTTGGCTTCCTCCCATAAAGCAATCCATTGTTTAGCAACATCTTCTGTACGAGAAACACTCTTTTTTATGGACCCATTTAAATCAAACTTCAACGGGTTCATAAAATTGGGACCACCCATCTGACGTTCGTGGTAATAGTGTTGCCATCCAGAAAAAGTCGCGCTGTTTGTTTGATACATTTAAAAATATGAAGAACGAGATATATACTCTATATAAATTAAACCATACCATGTAAATGTGTAAGGCAACTATTCATATGTTGGAACAGCTATGGCCTGTGTTAAAGAATCAACAAAAAGCAGCGACAGCAACTATCATGGAGGCGTGGACTCTGAAGTTGAATAAAGAACCGGCGGCAAAAATCAGATTTTTTATGTTTGCCGCAACATGGTGTAATAATAGTAAGAGGGCATTCGATCACATACAAACGAATATATTGAAGGACGTGGAAGTCAAGTCGGAACAGTTCGCTGTGGTTGGGACGGATATGTGTCAGTACATCTGTCCAGACACCCCGTGGTATAATCTCGTACTGAAAGAAGACAACTTATCTGATCCCCTCAATGTGCAACTACAGCAACTGTTGGGTTGTTGGGACGTCCGTAAAAGACCCAATAAAACATGGCCCCAAGTATTTATCCATATCGATCCGAAGTGGTACTACGTTGGAGGGGCAGACGACACGGTTAAGTTGAAAACACCTACTGTTGCAAGCACTCTGGTACCTCAAAATTTGGTATCCGATCAACTACATCTTCTGCCGTGGGGAAGAGAAGAAGAACATAATCCACCCACCCAATTGAAATTTTAGGAGTGGGCTGTAGGGAGGCCAGAAACGGTTGAAGTTTGCTACGTACTTGCGCTTGCTCCCGACAATTTATGTAGAGCACCCCCGGCTCGTTTTTAACTAGTATCTTATTTCTTACATTAGCAACCAATAGTGTGGGTATTTTTTTTCTATTTATGTTGCGTACGTGACTCTTCCACTTTTCTACACCGTTTCTTCCCTCTTCGACGTCAAACATAATAATGGCAGCATCTGCTATCTCGATGTATCGTTTTGAGAACATTTTCCACCGTTCTTGCCCTGGTGTATCGTAAAATATATATTTTTCTGAGTAGATCGCAAAGGTTGGAGACACGGTGGTGCAAAAACTGTCATACATTTTGTTGTACAATAAGGTATCAAACAAAGTCGTTTTTCCACTGAGAGTGTCGCCAAGAAGTACGATTCGAATCATTTTATCATATACGAATCGAACTATATATTAATTGTTTTCTATTTAATATGAAAAAGTACCTAAAAACGCACGCCAAGCATATTCTACTATGTTTGTTGTACGGCGTATTGACATGCGCACAGCAAATTTCAAAAAAGCAGCCACATTTGTTTTACACTGTGTTCCCGCTATTTACACTGTATTATGGGTTGTTAAGTGTTCCATCAATACATCAAATGTACGAGTACAATATGGTTGAACAAACGGTGCCGAAATGGTCTTACTTGTTTCGCATGTATTACCACGCAGTTCTCTTAGATACGGTGCCAAACGCTGGTATGTTTAGTACATTCTTGCTACTGCTGGTAGTAATGTGGAAAGACCTAAGGTTTTTAGTACACCACGCTGAGACAAGGTTGAAGGCAATTGACGAGGCTCTGTATGAAGAGGAGGGTACGAAAAAATATAGAATATGTCATTTACACCTCGGTGCATTCGAGGATGACGTAACGGTTCGGTCGCACTGTCATTACTTCAACACTAACGTCTTAAATGTAGTACCGCATTCGTACCAATCTGAAGAGAGTCAAAATGCAATCAAGAATTACGTGGAATACAGACGCAAGAATATATTTCCACCAAAGGGGATGAGTGATTGGGAGAGGAAAATGTGGAATGTGTCAGCGTACAGTAGAATTTTTATACAAAATAGAGACATGTACAGTTTTGTACCGTTTATTTACATTTTATGTGGAACTGTGTTTTGTCTCTATACCACACCGCATAATTCATTTCAGCTTTTGAGGCTGTATATAAGTAGTTTTTTGATATTGGGTGACGGAACGAGCACGGTGCTTCTCAGTAATATGAAGAACGACATGTTCGTAGATTTATTGTACTTCCTTGGTGGTATATGTTTTTTGATGTTATCTACAAATGGAAGTTAAGATAGCACATATACAAAAATACGCTATGATGCAAGGCAATAGGTAATCGAAAGCAGCCCATCCATAACATTGGCGGGTGTGGTTGTTGATGCAACTGGTAGCAATCGTAAGGGCGGAAACAATCAGTGTGTGGAATGCAAAATCAAACATACAATGGTGCCTTTCCGATCGACGTCGCAAACAACAGGGTTTACATGTGTTGGTATCAGGTTGAATGTCAAAATCTATGTCAATATCAATAATTTCCTCGTAAAATTTTGGATATTTTGCTCTACAAACCGTGCAATTTTTGAAACCATATATTCGTAGCTTCTCTATACAATTTTCACATAAATAAAGCTCTACACAGTCGCACTGTGACAGAAGTGGTGTTTCCTCGAGGCATATGTAACATTCTCCAAACTTTAAATTATCTTCCATGCCATTTGGTAATTGAAAAAGAGTATATATATGGTTATTTTTTTCAAATATACATGTTCTATCTATTTGTGGGTATTTTTATGGGCATTTGGTTAGATCAAACCTTTACTTTTCCTCCGATTCAAGACTATTTTACAGTTTTGGGAAATCAGTATAAAAAGCACATAGACGGTAAAGAAACATAGCGATGGCAGCACATTGGTTCACGTACGCCGTCCCATCATGGGAGGAAGAGCTAAATCAAATCGAAGACGAGATGGAAAAAGAATATCGATTAAAAGAGTTACGAGAACGCGCTCAGGACCACTACGAGCTTTGGCTGTTTGACCAAAAAATGATGTTTTATCAGGACTTAGCCAATGTGGGTGGAACCTTTACCAAATTCCATTACCGTATACCAAACACGTACGTGGAAAACAATTGGTGCACTCCCAACTTTAAGTGCTACGATCCTATGGGCTTATTTTTTCGGTACGTGGATACCTATACGTTTAACATTATCATGTACGATGTTTTCAAAATGGACGATAGTTCTTACCGTCCGTGGGGGGAACAGCATTATGATTTTAGGACGTTGAAGACGCTGTTTACATTTGCAGAAAGGTGGTGCGAAATTCATGGTTTGTATGATGAAGGCAGTCAAAGGTATAACTACAAACTTACCCTGTGGGTAGTGTCTAGAATTCTTCTTTTTTTGAATGATTAACATATATAAATGAAGTACCAGTCAGTAAATGGAAGTCTTGCCACATCTATCGGCATACTTATTGATATATAGTTTCGTGTTGAACATTATATACTGGTGGATGCCTTCGCCGTATGGTAAGTTTACCATACAGGATTCCCCTGAATGGGCAGCAGCTATCATTCCTAGTAATGTTTTTCGTGCTCTTATTTATGTATGGTTTGGAACATTGTACATGGGGTGGTTTGAAGGACAGGATTGGATTTTGTATCAGACATGGCCCTCGTCCAACAGAGGGTGGTTTGTTCTTATTTGGTTGTCTCTCTACTATGCGATGAAACTAATAAGTCCTTTCATATTTGAAGCGTACAGTGATAATTCACGTGTCGAAAAGAAAGTATCTTTATGGGCATTCCTCCCGTACATTTTCTTTTGGGGTCCAGCCGGATGGTACTGGAGAAGAGCAAGTTCAACAGTGGATGTAGATTTAGAGTATTACGACTACATATTGATGGTATTGCTCGTTTTGTTTTTGGCTTTAAATTTGTACACCGATGTCATGAAAAATATGCGTCGTCAAATAGATGGGACGTCGTATAAGAACGGAAACTATCTGAACGAAGAACAAATATATAAAAACTTCTCGTCTATGACAGGATTGTGGCAAATGATCTCGCTACCCCCTAACTACATTTTCGAGGTAGCACACTGGTTTGTATTCATTTTCATCAGCCATAGTTGGGAAGGATTATGGTGGTTCTGTTGCGTCTTCATGTTTTTACTGACGCGTGGTGTGTGGCAAAAGAAGTGGTACAGGACTCAAACAAATGCCAAAATCCTTACGGAAAATACAATTAGTGCTTTAGACGATTTAGTTCAATCCAAAATAACATTTTAAAATACATAAATGTGATACTCATTTTTTTACTGAAATCCCTATATATTATACTTTTACACTCTGTAATTAAAATGCAAAAACAACGACGAAGAAAAAAACGAAAACGTTCCGCCATCGAAGAAATGATAACCTTTACCAGGAGAAACAAAAAATACAACCGCGTGACCAAAAGTTTAACCAAATTAAACAATATGATAGGCATGACGGCGGTCAAAGACTCAGTTGTTGAACAACTGATGTTTTTAGTAACAAATAATGGACAAACGGATGGACATTTTCTCAATACTGTGATTCAGGGTGAACCCGGAACAGGTAAAACCACGGTGGCTAAAATTTTGTATGATATTTGGACTTCGTTGGACATCTTCAAGACGTCGGACAAAATCGAGTTCAAAATAATGAATCGTAGTGATTTCATAGGATCGTATATGGGTCATACAGCTAACAAAACTCGTAAACTACTTCAAAAATATAGTGGGAACGTTATTTTTATAGATGAAGCATACTCTCTCTGTGGTTCTGAAAAAGACGACTACGGACAAGAGTGTTTGGACGAAATAAATGCCTTCATGAGCGAGCAGGCTGGAAAAACAATTATCATTATAGCTGGCTATGAGAATAGTTTGCAACAATCTTTTTTCAGCAAGAATTGTGGCTTGAAGAGGCGCTTCAACTGGAGTTTTACTATTAAGAAATATACTTACCAGGATTTGTACAAAATATTTGTGAAGCAACTCAAAACGTTTGGTTGGAAAATTAAGTCAAATTGTGAAGATTTGTTCAAGGAAAAATACGACTTCTTTAAAAATGCTGGTGGCGATACCGCGAATATAGCGTTCAAATGTAAAATAGAATATTCAAAGAGAATGTGGAAAAAGCAAAATGGAGATAGGTATATTGAAAAGGAAGACCTGAAAAAAGCCATGGACAAGCATTTTAAAAATGAAAAAAAAGAGGAAGACTTTGTAAATATGTATATATAATTATTTAAAACGATTGAATTAAGTTACTGTTGTGTATACTGTTATCACACATGGTTCTGGAAATTTTGAGTTGATACTCTAACTCTTCTATTCTTGACATCATTTGTTTTATGACGTCCTCTAGGTTTCTTATATACCGATCTTTTTCTTCAATTATATTGTACTCATGATATCGCTTTGGCTGTGGGGCTTCAAAACATTGTTTTCGTTTGCTCAATACCGAAAATCGACCGTCCGAACGACTTTTCTTGTCCACAAACTCGCTGGCGTCCTCAAACTTTCTCTTCATTTATTTAATATCGCGATTCCTTTATATACCCCTAATCCACTTTTGGATCAAACTGTTTGAGATTGACACGGCATTTCCTTTTTTTATTCGATAGTTTTCAACAAAATAAGTTTCTAAAAACTGTTGTAAGGGTACGTGGATGTGGTGTAATTGCTGATCACAGTATTGAAGTAGTATTTGTTGAACAAGCGTTTCAACAGACCTAACATTGTAGGAAAATAGTATTCGTTCGCTGCTAGGACCCAACCATTTTATCGCTTGGAGCGACGTGTGGTAAGAGGGATATATTGGACCTTCCAACAGAGTTAAATCCAACGATATCAACACATTCTTTAATGCTAGTGCATCCGCTATCGCAAAATGATGATTTTGGATGTCTCCATTAAAAATGTAATTGTGTATATCATTCAACGTGTACGAAGCCTGTTTTACGATTACCTTTCTACAATAGATAAGACTGTCAAAAAAATACCATGAATATGGCATTCTGATGCCATGTCTGCCACAATCAATTTCCAACATCAACTTATCGCTTTTAAAACAATTATGAGCAACAAACACAATCGGACCGCTGGTGACCACCTTCACTGAATTTATAAATTGTAACACTTGAAGCCAGGCGTTCGAAAAGTTAGTTGCATTGCGTTTTTCCAACATCTCGATTGTTACTGTGGCAAACTCTTCAGAAAATGGTTCAGGTATAGGCGAAATATCTGGAATAATGGAAATCTCGAATGCGGACCCGCTCACCAAGTGAGTGAGTGCCATGTCCCATATGTAGCAATCCCGTAAGTTCGAACTTGTTCCAACATATTCTAAATCAAACACAAAGGTGTTTCCTAGTAGCGTATTGAATTTTCCAGCTTCTATGTAAGTTCCCATATACGTTGAAAAAATACGTATTATATACTCATTTGCACATCTCTTCGAAATTCCACTTGTAAAAAACAGACCCAATTTCGTTAGCAATGTAATCTAATGCTGTTTTCCAATCAGTAAGGCGTGATGGAGCAGCATAATTTAGGTACATACCTTTAACCGTTGTTAATTTTCCATTAGTTGTCAGACCTGTGCTATTATGCTTAAAAATGTACAGCGCTTCAGGAGTGTAGAGCACAAGACATAGTTCATCGTACAAATGTGGTTTGATATCACGAAACTTTACAAACCACTGTTTGGAGGTCTTGTTCCAACATAATTGTCCAGACTTTACCTCTACCCTTGTACTGCCGCGCAAATAATCATATTCATGTGTTGAAGCACCGTCTTTTACAGCGTTTGTAACTGTTTCCTTCAGTACTATGCTGTCTACATGTCTGGCAAATTGTTGAAGTACATCGCCCCTTATTTTTGTATTTAAGGTGCTCAATGGTACGCCTAGATAAGTACAGGCTGTAAGGGTAGTTTTAGATAATATAGATTGTACGGTAGACTTATCAATTTCACGCAAATTTGTCATTTTATTATATTAATTATATATCTTAGGGTATTTATACTCAGTACCCGTAAGTTCCTTCTTTGTTGTTACATTGCGTACATAATATTTTCCAGATAGCTTTGGAATCATGGTATTTTTTCCATCGTTCTGCCAATTCACGATCCTTCAACTTCATCTTACTATAGTCGTTGGCATCCTCACACACTTCCAGGTCAATCATCTTAAGCTTTTCAATTTCTAGAAAGTCATGTGAAATCTTTTTAAATGGTACTTTACTATGATCAGAATTTGCAATACGTTTCTTCCCGCATTTCTCACATGTCACAAACCATGATCTACCTATTTTCTCGTAGTCTGATTTCAAGAAATATTCACGCCTTGTCCCTCGTTGGATTTCTTCTCTAAGTGCCACTTTCACTAATTCCATTTTTCTCGCTTCATTTTTAAACTTACCAAATCGATTTCGTATACAATAATTCCATGAGATACGATCCTCTTCCTTGTCCTTCACTTTCACGTGTAAAGAACGATTGCTCTTCCACTGTTTGTCCCATCGAACGCACAAATATTCAACGTCTTCTACATTTGCCACACGATTATCGGGATGATTTGTTAATAAAGTAATTAATTCTTCGTTCTTAAACGTTTTATCAATAGTAGCATCTTTTATAATTTTTCTTATAGATCGTTTGGCGGCTGCCATAGAAATATACTTCATATAGTACTATTATTTTAGCTTTTTATACTCCACTACTTATCACAAAACCATACTCTTCAACCACGCCTCACATTCTCCAACTGTATCAAAGGTTTTACCTTTCCTTTTTCCATTTTGTTTAAAAACAGCTCTATATCTCCCATTAGGAGTACGAGATATTTGTCCTGTTCCCATCTTCCTCCTTTTCTTGAGCCCATAGTCCATAATGTTTCCAGTGGAATTGAAATGTTTGACAAATTTGTCTAGAAACGCCTCTGCCTCGTCTTCTGTGGCAAAAGCTTTACAGTATACTTTCTTATTTTTTTTAATTTGAGCCCTATACGTTCCATTAGGTCGGAGACAAACACATCCAGTGCCACTTTTTCTAAACTTTCTGTCCGATTCAATGCGTTCTCCCGTCTCATTGTAAAGCTTCAATGCTTCAACAGCTTTTTTTTTGGTACTATACCTTCCAATGTATTTCTTCTCTGGCCGTGATGAGTAAACTAACCATTTCTTAGGGCGTTCGTGAAAGCTAATATGTCCAACTTGTTTGCGTTTTGAGTGTTTCTCTATCATAAACTTCCTGTGTTTCTCTTTCGTGGCCGCTGAATGCTTCATACCAGAAGTACCTTCTCCACCCCGTGTCAAATTGTATCCATTTGGTGCCATGGTGTTTTCAACGTCTATGTAAGAGATCTCCAGGTTGTCTAAATCCCCCTCTGGTATATTATCAATAATAATTTCTTTTTTAAAGGCATCCCATCCATACTTAAGAATCGCACGACTTAGATAAGTTTTTAATTTTTTATGACTTCTTTTGTGCTCGCTCATTCTCTGACGAAAGTGTATACTTTTCCCAATGTACGTCATACCGTTGGTGGTATTTGTAAGTCTGTAGATACATCCGAAACGTTGTTTACCCATCTTTTTAATATTATATAACTAGGTATTTATACTCAATCTTCCATGCTTTCTAGCCCCGCGAACTCCACAAATTTGGCTCCATCGAGCATTCTATCTACGTTCTCTTGCTTAAAACTCACCATTTTAAACAGATGGTCGTCCAACGTGTCCTTTGCTAAAATATATCTTATATCAGACGTTTCTGTTTGACCAATACGGTGAATTCTCGATTCACTCTGAAGGAGCTGTCCACTGGTCCAGTACAACTCGCCAAAAATAAGTGTAGAGCACGCTGTAAGCGTAAGACCTGTGCTTGCTGCCAATATAGACAACACGGCCACTTGAATTTTACCCGCTTGAAAGCTATTTACGTACTCATCTCGTTTTTGTAAGCTTGTAGATCCATCGATCTTCATATATGTTATATCACCAGATTCCAACGTTTCACAAATACCGTTCAGGAAGTGTTGATGATGACCGAATATGATAAATTTTACACCAGTGCTCGCTAGATCAGCAACTAATCTTTGGACAGCGGGTAATTTCGCCTCTGCCGTCTTACGAAATAGCTCCGATATAATTGCCTTTCTACGGAATGTCGCCGCTTGTATTTCTTTGGACGCTGGTACCATCTTTGGCATCGCTTTGTTTATTTCTTTCCAGTCGCGGAAGAGAGGCTTCAACTTATTGCTTCTTACCGCCGGTGTTTCCAGGTAAATCTGTGATCGAATCAACTTTGGAAGGTCCTTGAGTACATCCTTTTTTCTCCGGCGGATCATGACGGTCTTTTTGCTCAGCCAATGCAACTCTTCTCTGTTTGTGTTTCCTGAAAATTCATAGTATCCAGCCATACTCATCTGTCCATTACAATACCTCTTTGTATATGGTCTCCACTTAGGAAAGAACTCCTTACGAACAATATTGGCCTGGCTGAATAACTCACAACTTCTGTTGACACATGGTGTTCCTGTCAGCAGCAAACAGTGCTTCATTTTTTTCAGAACTGGACTTAATTTTTTCGTACGTTTCGATTTATTTGATTTAAGATAATGTGATTCGTCTACTACAGCAATATCGTACTTCAACTTTTTAAGGTCATCTTGTTTTTTTGTTGCCAGTTCATAGCTAGTAATAAGGTAACCATCTTCGTCCATTATTTCCTCCGAACCCTTAGATATCACCATGGTGTTTGTAGTCATACCCACCCATTTGTGAATTTCATGTTTCCAATTTAACCGTAAGTAGGCTGGACACACTACCAATACCCTCTTATGTTTGTAGTATTTGCATATCGCTAGCGCTTGTAAGGTTTTTCCCAATCTTTTGTGTTGTTAGTAATATATTTAAAAATAGTTGATATTTTTGTAAACTTACCCCATTTCGTCGCCTATGATACATCTACCGTCAAATTTGGTAATTACCGTGTGCACACCATCACGCTGATATTGAAACATTTTCTTCCATATCTCGGTTTCCTTAAAACTGTCGTCAAAAGGCATGTTTAAATCAAACTCTAACGCTTTTTCAATGTAATCTGGAATCGGCACGACCTCGTACCCAGCCTTAGCAGCGATAGTCAACACTTCAGGAAGCTGTTCCTTTATAATTTCGTAATTACAGCGTGTAATTTTTGTGAAGGAAGCTAGAGGAGATTGATCAGTAATATACCTAGTCTTGAATAGGAAGGTATTAGGGTCTTTTAGTTGGAATTCAAGGCGCGGATTGCGCCGTTGTTTTTTCCGTGCGTTCCAAAAGGCTACAGACATTGTTAAAGGTTGTTTTAATATATAATAAATAGATATATATAGTAAAAAAAGAACAAGTGAAAAATAAAAATAACTAAATCGGATAAAAATCTACCTATACCAAACAACTCACTGTATGGTGTTTACGGTTAGGGTTAGTTTTTTAATATTATTTGTACATATTTTCTGTGTTTTTTGATACATAAAGCGTAATAATAACATAAAAAAGTCCTAAATAATTTTTATTCTGCTTCTTGTCTGATTTTTGTTATGTTTCGAAAAGTGCACATTTTATAAGCATTTACACCACAATATTCATTTTTAGTCACAAAAAAGGCCTAAAATAACATAATAAAACCTAACTAAAAATACATCCTATGGCTTTTTTGTATTAATTGTACTTAAATATATACAAATTGTAGTCTTTAACACCTAAAAATAGACAAAAAAGGCCTAAAAGGTCATTCTGTAACAACCCTACAGATAAAACTATCCCCCTAACTTTTTTTACTAATATACTACAAAAATATTTTATTTATTCTTATATTACTACGTAGTTTGGTTTCCATGCTGTGTAGATGTGCCAGGGGTACAGGATGTCTACTTATAATTAGAAATTATATCCTATTAATACATTACACCATGTAAATAAATGAACTTTACAGGTCCCTTAACGGCAAAACTACTGATAGAAAAACATACTGAGGAAATAGCACTGATAAAAAAGGAGCTAAAGACATTGAGGCAAGAAAATAAGGAAAATAAGAAATTGTTCCGCATGATTTTGAAAGTAGAACAACGGGCAAAGTTTGTACGCGACTTTATATGTGGGTTTTCTCCAGGCTTTAGAACGGAGTGGCTACAATTTAGGAAAGACAATCGTAGTGAAAATAACGAGAGCGTAGCAGCAGCTAAATCATTATTGGATTTACAGGGTTTAAACTTAAAATTATAATATTATACTACAATTACACGCATGCCTTTCTGGTGGCAACAGGCGCGGTAGAAATCCAACCTGTTCTTTGGAAAAAAGACTTGAGGTTTAGTAGGCCAGTCATTGTCGCCATATTGCACGACGTGCAAATCAGCAAACCTATTGGCATGCTTTGCCAATTTTAAGTTTACCAATTTTAACGCATCGCCGCTGTACGTATGAATGAAGTTCCCCACAGTGACAAACACCATTTTGTTACCGTGCTTCAATTTCGCTGTGGTATACATACGTTGCATTGTGGTATGTGCCAAAATTTTGTTTCGTCTCTTTCTGGAAAAGGTTGGTGAAGGAGTTCTTGCACGTTTACGCTTGTTTTGATTTTCATGTTTACGTACAAGTAAAGCAGTGTCAATTTTTTCCTGGTCATTGACGCGAGCGCGGAAAGCTGAATATTGAGTTGGTGTCAACGAATCATTGATACGAACTGGTCCGTCAGTATTAAATGAAACTACAGCTCGGTTCCATGCTCTGTCAAATGGTTCAAGTACAATGCGGTATTCATCACGTTCCCATTTACAATTTGGTTGGTGCAAAGACCAATCGGAACAGTCGATGTACCATTGTGTTCGTTTTGAGCCGTACGAATCAAATTGTGCCTTTTCAGCATTCCATTCTCTAAGTGCTGAAAAGAAATAAACCTTTGTACCAGAGGGTGGAGTCATGTAGAAGTACGTTTCGTTCCGTTGGGGAACTGCTGTTTCCACACAAGAAGAGCGATGAAGACTTGAAGCATACAAGTTGACTTTAAATCGCGTACCACTTCCTCGATTTCCTTTTATGAGATTCAAAGTATCCGATGACATAAGTTTACCAAATTTTATTGGGTGACTGAATGGGAATAAATCCCAGCTTTCCGTTTGTTTTTTAACAAATTGCATTTGTTTGATTGATAATGTTGTTGTTGTTTTTACTGCTGACATTTAATCGTCCCGTTGGATGTTTTGCTTTAATTCCGTGTAAGAGTTGACACGATGTGTGTGTATGTGTGTAGTAGTAATTAGTCGTGACTGTATCTTTGGTATCCATTTGCTCTACAGTTATTCCTAAAACACTATATTCCTACGGACTTTTATCCTAAATTACTACGGAGTTTTTTTTATTTTTTTTAGCATGACCGTACCACCCATGAGCGACTGTAGTATAAACAATACAAAGGATTTTTTTTGGATAATACTACACTCAG